ATGGCCGACCATGAAGACCGGGACGCCGAGGATATCGATGCCATCATCGCGCGATCGATCGACAACCTGACCCTGGCAGGGATCAGTCGTGCCTCGATCGGGGCCGTTCTCATGGCCCGCGCGATCTTCCTGTTCCGACAGGAAGGTTGGACCGACGATCAGATCGTCTGCGAGTTCGGTGCCGGCATACAGATCCCGATCGGCCGTAATTCCGGGGAGCCGCGCACACGGGAGCGCCGGCGAAAGAGCCCACGTCTATGACGGCAGGCCGAACAGCTTCAGCTTGATGGCGATGCCGGCCATGAGGGCAAGCAGGATCCCGGTGGTGACGAGCCGGACAGCGGTCTGCACGGCCGTCCGCCTGGCAAGGCGCAGGCAACCCAGCAGGGAGCGCAGATCGCGAATGTCGGCGGCGGCGTCCTCGCCGTCGAGGCCTATATCCTCGAGGGCCTTCCGCGCACCGCGCTCGGCCGCGAGCTCCAGCAGCTGCTCGAACCTTGCCCCGGACAACGATCCGGGGTCGGCCTCGGGCATGACGATGTGGCCACCGGAGAGGCTCGGACGGTTCATGGCGCTTCCTTTCCGGTAACTATCACGCGCCCCCGGTTCAGTTCGCGTGCACCCGCTCGTCCTCTGTGACGGCGACGATCTCGACCTGCTCGCCGCCCGAGCGCGGTCGGGTGCCGATCAGACGGCAGAGCCGGGCCCATTCGACGCCGGGCCCGAAGCTGTAATGGGTCCGCTCTTCGGCGGTGCCGACCGAGGGGCTGATCTCCAGGTCGTCGACCAGCCGGACTCGAGTTTTGCTCCCCGGCACCGCCTCGACCTGGTACGGCCCGGCGACCGAGCCGTCGCGCCTGCGAAGCGCGATGTAATGCGCCGCCCCGGCGGTCCACACCGGCGGCTCGGAGAGGGTGAGCACGGCGTTCGCCCACGGTGGCTGCGCACCGGGATCCTCGACCCCGTCGGCCGTCCAGGCGGTGATCTCTCCGCCCTGGCCCCAGCGCGGCATGTCGTGCGCAACCGCGATCAGGTCGCCATAGAGCGGGATCATGCCCTCGAGCTCGGTGCGGAACCGGACGAAGCGCCGGCGATAGCGATTGTTGGCGGCGACGTAGAGCCCTTCCCGGCTGGCATGGGCGGTATCGGTACAGCCGAACAGCTGCACCCGCGCCGGCCTGTCGCCGGCAGAATCCGCGAGCTTCTGCGTCACCTCGTCCGGTTTCCAGGTGCGCGATGAGAAGAACTCGACCGTGACCGCATCGGCCGTCTCCTCGCCCGGCATGATGTACTCGATCTCGAACGAGCCCCTGATTATGTTGCGCGGCCCGAACAGGGCGACGGGGAGCGACTGCGGCGCATCGCGGATGATGCGGATCCGGCCGCCCTGGAGGATCGGCACCGCACGGCCACAGCGGGCGATGCGGTTGAGCGCCTCCCAGACGGTGATGGAGGTATCGAACACCGCATCGAACCGGTCGCCGCGGGCATCGAGCACGGCATCGAGGGCCGCCCAGTCATCGAGGGGCAGCTGCGCATCGGGACGCTCCGCGCCATAGGCCGCCTTGCAGACGTCCGCGATGGCCCGGATTATTGAACGGGTCGCCGTGGGCGCGCCCCAGCTCTGCGTCACGGGATCCCAGGCCGGCAGCTTGCGGGTCACTATCGCGTTGATCAGCCGCGATGAGCGCTGCGACAGGTTGTCGGTCGCCCGCATCCTGACCGCGAGCAGGGTGAGCCCTTCGAACGCGGGCACCTCGGCGAGGTAGGCGCGCATCTGCCCCCAGCGGGCCTCGTGCCCGGCCCGGGCGTCGGTGTCCTTCACGTCCGTCCGGGTGAGGCGCACCTCGTACCGGCCCGGGGTGACCGGATAGCGGAACGAGAGCCGGATGGCGGTGCTGGTCGACGCGGTATGGCTCTCGGCGCCGAGCACGGCCCAGCTGCCCGCACCGGGGGGAACGCCGTCGGCATCGATCTCCCGCGCCTCCACGGTCCAGCTGACCGTCCTCGGGTCGAGCCCGCCGGTGGCGTTGGTGAAGTAGAGCCCGCGCGGGAACACCATGTCGATGCCGAGAGAGTCAGCTGCGGTATCCACCGGGTTGGCCGCGAACGGACCCACCGGTGCGTCCTTCAGCAGCTCCTGCCCGGCCACCTCGGGCGCGGTCACCACGTTGACCTCGAACAGGGTCACGGCGCCGCCGGGCGGGACTATCTCCGTCTGGACCTCCGCGAAGCTCGCGATCGGGGTGTCCTCGATGCGGATCGCCTCGATCTCGTACTCGCCCTGGCCGATCACGTGGAGCTGGTGCAGGAACTGCTGGTTCTCCACATATTCCTGCCAGGGATCGGTGGCGAGGTCGGGATAGACCAGGTGCCGGCCGTAGATCACCGGGATGGGCTGGCCGAGCCGGGCCTGGTTGCCCTGGGCCGTGAGCGTATAGGTGGGGCTCGGCGCCGGGGTGGAGCCGGCACCGCCGAAGGAGAGCTGCGGCGTCGCCGGCCGCGGCGAGGGGATCACCGCGTTGATCAGCGCGGTGCCGGCGATGGCGATCCCGGCCTTGAGCGCCCCGAATGCCAGGCTCGCGCCGCTGAACGCCGAGGTCGAGGCGGCGGCCGCGGCGGCGAGCTCGGGCGCCATCCAGGCGGCGATCTCGGGGGCGGCGATCATCACCGCGATGGCGAGCACGGTCTTGAGCGGATTCTTGCCGCCGCCTCCCCCGCCGCCCTGCGGCAGGGCGACGAAGGCGCAGACGTCGCCCGGGCCGATCACCGTCTCGGTCCATTGCGCCCGCAGCAGGGCTGCGCCGTTGAACAGGCAGATGGTGGGCTGCGGGAACTCCGCAATCCCTCTCGCATCCAGCCAGCCGCGGACCGAGACCGGCACCGGCACCGGCTCGATGATGCGGTGCCGCGATGGATCGAAGGCGTTGGCCAGCTGCACCACCACGCCCGGCCGGGCGAGGACCGCCGGAACGGCGCTCATGCGTCACCCCCTGCGAACCGGTAGACTCCCTCGATGATCCAGCCGTTGAGGCCCAGGGCCGGAGGGCGCTGGAACACCACCCCGGAATCCTGCGAGCAATGCAGCACGCCGCCGCCGTCGATGGCGATCCACACCCCGACATGCACCGGATAGCGGGCCCGGCGAAGGAGCACGCAGTCGCCTTCCTCGGGCCGCTCGACGCGCCGCCAGCGCGCCCGCTCCGGATGGGCACGGAACACGCGCGCCTGGGCGAGCAGGTCCTCGGGGTTCGGGATCGCCGGCAGCGTGCGGCCGAACCGCACCGCCTGGACGTGCCGGACGAAGGCCCAGCAGTGATAGCTCTCCGGTCCCTCGCCGGTCGCCGACCACGGGGTCCCGATATAGGCCGCCGCCCAATGGGTCATATGATCGAGCCGTTCAGCGCGCGAGGCCGGGGAACGTCTTCGCCGTGTAGACCGCGGACGGGAACGCCTTGTTGCCGAAGTCGAGCATGCGGACCCGCCCGGTCACCTTGAGCGGACTGGCCCGGGCATCGGAGAGGGTGAGGGTCAAGGGCGGGTCCATCTGCGGCCCCTCGATATCGGTCGAGAGATAGGGCCGGTAGGTCACCTCGATCCTGTGCTGGCTGGTGGCCGCCGCCTCCAGCGCGTCCGTAATCTCGCGGCCCACGTTGTCGATGGTGAGCACGGCCTCCGGCACCGGCACGTTCTCGACCGGCGGCAGCTCGAGGTCGAAGGCGAGGGCGATGAACGGCACCAGCTGACCCGCATCGGCCGGCGCCGAGCCCTCGAGGCGCGCCACCAGCCCGACCATCTCGCGGTCCTCCGGCGCCATGGCGTCGAGCACCGCCTGTATGGCCGCCCCGCCGAGCGCAATCCAGCTTTGCCGGTCGGGGAAGTTGCGCACGACCCGGATGGGCTCGATGAACCCGGGATGCCGGATCTCGAGGGTATGCAGGATCACCACCTCGGAGGGCGCCGCGGCATAGGCCTCCCGGATCGCCTGGGAGAGCGCGGGATCAGGCATGGGTCAGATCCCTCACTCGCCGAGCGGCCTGCCGGGCACGTGCTCGCCGACGGCGCGCGGCGGCACCGGATCGGCGCGGCGCGCAGTGCGCCAGGCGGTGAGCGTATCGAGGCCCTCCTGCGGCAGCAGATCCGGCTTCACGATCCCTCTCTGGGCCAGCCAGGCGTTGCGCGCGCGGTACCACTGGGCGAGCAGGTCCACCACCTGGATCAGCGCATCGACGGTGGCCTCCACCGTGGGGAGAGACCGCGCCTTCAGCTCCCCTTCCGTCAGGGCCGCGACCTCGTGCGTCTCCTCCACCCGGTCGGCGAGGATGACCCGGGTCACCTCGCCGGTGAGCCTGTGGGTGGCGGGATCATGGTCCGGCACGATCTCCACCACCGGCCGCAGCGCCGGGCGACCATCGCCGAGCCGCCGGATGGCCTCGGCCGGAACCTCCCGCGGATAGACGCGCAGCCCCTCGATGGATTCCGCGCCGGTCTCGCGGTCATGGGCGATCACGGCATATCGCGGCATCCGCACCCTCCGGTTCCGTCGATGAACATGTAGCTGCCCTGGCGCCGCTCTTCCTCGAGCCGCTCGATGCTCATGGGCCAGAGCTGATAGCCGTCGTAACAGTCCGGCCCGGCGGGCCAGCCGTTGCCGGGCGGGTTGCGGCAGAGCCAGTCGTTGGCCTCATCGATGCCCATGCCGGCCTCGACACAGGCACGCGCCTGCGCCTTGCGCCGGCACGAGCGGCACTCGCCGCACTCGATGATGGCCCCCTCCACCACGCGCGGCCGCCGGCAGGTGACGGTGAGGCCGAGCAGCTCCGCCGGCACCCGCATCATGGCCTCGGCCTTGGTCCAGGAGATGATGGGACAGACCCACTCGAATCGGACCTTCTCCGCCCGGCCTTCTGCGCCGAGCGGCACCCACTCGCGCACCGAGGGATCATCGGAGAGCAGCCTGAACACGGCATGGGCCGAGCGCAGCCGCGGGGTGCCGCCGGCGTTGCAGTCGGTGGCGATGCGGCCCGTCGCCAGCACCTCGCCGAGGCCCTTGTTGAGGAGATTGAACCCCATGAAGGCGATCCAGAGATGATCGTTGGGGTGCCGGGGGAACCCGTCGATCTGCAGGGTGACCCGGCTTTCGGAACTGGCGAACGGGCGGCAATGGTCGCGCAGCCAGGCGACCACGTTGCGCACCGCCATGCGTTCGCACCCGGTCCGGTGCCCGCCGTTCTGCTCGGTGTGGTAATCGAGCTCGAAGTGATGGATATGCAGCGGGTAGTCGGTGCGGGTGAGCAGGTGCCAGCACATGGCGGTGCTGTCGAGCCCGCCGGAGAGAAGTGCGACGATCCTCATGGCTGCGGCCCTCCATGGCTCGACGGCACCCCGGACGATCGCGGTCTGAACCGCACCGGATGGCTGACGCCCATCTCGCGGTGCTCCATGCACGGGTTGCAGGCCCCGCAGGGCAGCCAGCGGTCGTCGCCCGCCACGGGGCTGCGGCAGGACCAGTAATTGCCGCGGAGGGGCTCAGGCAGAGCGGCCAGCACCTCCGCCTTGCTCATGGCGTAGACGGGGAAGTATCCGATATAGCCCGGGTTGTGCATGCGGTAGACCGGGGCGGCCCAGTCCCAGAAGGCCTGCGGGTACATGGGACCCTGGGTGACCGAGGGCGTGTTGCGCCGCCCGTCGCAGAGATGCGTCGCATCATGAGCGCTCGCCACCACGGCGATGGCCGGGGCGATGAACGCCCAGGTGGGCGCCCGGCAGCAGCGGAACTCGATGCGGCTTTCGGTATAGACGAAGGGGCGGATGTTGCCCTGCATCCAGGTGATGCACTCGCGGCAGGCGAGGGTCTCGACCTCGCCGCGGCGCTGGCCGTTGTGGAACGCCACGTGATGGGCGATCACGGTGGCCTGCGGGAACGTCTCCAGCGCCAGGCCGAGCGCCACCAGGCTGTCCATGCCGCCCGAGACGGCAACGGCGATCCTGGTGTCCATCATCCGACCTGCGGGATGGTGTTGGGGATGGTCGCGGGCGTCGCGGTGACGCCGGGGTCGAACACCACCGCGGTGCCGGGCGCACCGCCCGCGCCGCCGCCGCCATGGCTGCCGGCCCCGCCATTGGCGCCGGCGAGACCGTATCCGCCACCGGACCCGCCGGTGCCGCCACAGGCCACCACGGCATCGCCGCAGCAGTTGCCGCCGGCGCCATTGTTTTGAATGCCCGGTCCGGCCCCGGTCCCGCCGGCGCCGCCGCACGCATTACAGGGGCTGGTGCCGGCGCCCTCGCCGGTCTCGTTGATCTGGCCTTCTCCGCCGCCGCCTCCACCGCCGCCGCCCCCGCCGCCGGTGATGACGCCTTCGCTGTTGTCGATCTCGAAGCTGAGGGTGGTGTGCAGGGCCGGTCCGCCGGCACTGCCATTACCGCCGGCGCCCCACCCGCAACCGCCGCCCCCGCCGTTCCCGCCCCTGCCGCGGATGGCGCCCCTGTTGGCGAGCGTAAGGGTGGAGCCCGCGGGGAGCGCCCCGAAGTCGAGGGCGTAGGCGCCGGTGGCGCTCGCCTGGATGACCACGCCGGGCTCGATGGTGACCATGAACTGCCGTGGCTCGCCACCCCAGCCGGCGGCGGCGAGCAGGTCGGTGAGCACGGCATCGGTCCGGTTGGTGTCGATGGAGAGCCGGAACGGCTGCTCGCCGCCCCCGAGGATCTGGCCGATCATGCGTCATTGCCTCCGGAAAGGGTGATACGGAGCCGGACCGCCACCAGCCGCGCATCGACGGCGAGGGTGTTGGCGACAGCGGTCACGTCCCGGGTGAGCCGGAAGCACACCACGTCGCCGTCCGCCGGCGGGCCGGCGACGGCAAGCGGTGCCGACCAGTCGGTGGTGTAGATGCGGTTGGCGACGCCGCCCGCATCGGCGATCTCGACGGCGGCGCCGAGCAGGATGTCCGCGGGTTCGTCGTCGCCGATGGCGACCCCGTCCAGCGACCAGACGACGCCGAAGGTCGTGGCGGTCACGCCATGGCTCCAGGTCACCTGGAACGAGACCGGCCCGCCGTCCCAAGACTTCGGCAGGGGCAGGAACATGAACCCGGATTCGGAGACGACCGGATCGAAGGCCCGGAACACCAGGTCCGGCTTGCCCGCTCCGAGCGCCAGGCTCTCGACCGGTCCGCAGCCCTGGTTCACCGCCGGCTGCAGCAGCGCCGCCGGGATCATGTACTCGCGCAGGCCCGGCTTGAGCACGCCGCCGAGCTGCGAGCCGTCCACCGCCGGCAGCTTGCCCGCACCGTCGAGCGGCACCAGCTGGTCCGGCCCGGTGCCGGCGTTGCGGGCTATTGTGCTCCCGTGACCGATGAGCCCGTCGCGCAGGTCGTCGAGATCGCCATCCGTGATCGCCGCCATGCCGGGCAGGAGCCGCACGCGGGCGATGGGACGGGCGCCGGCCGGGAGCGCGGGATCGGCCGGCACGGCGGCTTCCGCGCCCGCGACGATCCCGGCAACGCCGGTCAGCCGGTCCACATGGACGAGATCGTTGCGCGGCTCGGCAAACGGTGCGGCCAGGGGCCCGACCGCCTGCGCCGGGACCGCGAGCGGCAGCTGGTCGGGGCGCGGCACGATGCCGGGCGCGACCACGACGGTCAGATCGGCGGGCTGGTTGGCGCCGGCCCTGAACCCGGTGCCCTCGCCGGCAGCACGGAGACTGGCCGCGAGATCGGCCGCGGCGACATTGGAGAGATCCCTGATCGCCTGGTTGGACGTATCGCCGATCTCCTGAATCGCGCGGGCGACCGTCTTCACCGGGCCGGAGTCGACGGCGACGGTCGAGCCTGCGCCCGAGGCGGGTCCGTTGACGATGGCCTTGAGCCGTGCCGAGTCGGTATTGGTCCGGGCGACGGCCTGTTCGAGATCGGTCTGCAGGGTCATGGGAGATCCGGGTTCGCCCTACCAGGGATCGGCGGCAAGGGTGGTGTTGACGAGAAGGCCGAGCGCATCGATGGCGGCGATCAGCCCGGCGACGTCCTCCACCGCGAGCGCGATGTCGAGCACCTCGTCGGAAAGATCCGGGCTCTCGCGCACCTCGAGGGTGGAGGTGACGATCCAGCGCGGTCCGCGCATCGGCGTGGCGCGCCAGGGCGTGGCACCACGCCCGACGAAGCGGACCTCGTGCTCGACCATGCCGAGGCCGGAGAGCAGGCTCATGGTGAAGAACGCCGCCCCGCGCTTCGCCCGGTTCGCATACCAGGAGCGGAAGATCGCGTACTGCCACTGGGTGAACCGCCAGCGCACCGTGATCCGCTCGGGCACCCGCGTGTAGACCTGCCGCTGGCGCGCCGCCCCCTGCTCCATCTCGGTGCGGAGCGCCGCATCGAGCGGCTCCACCGCGTAAGCATCGAAGGTCGGCAGCGGCAATACCGCCGGCCAGGCGAGGTCCGCCATGGGGAGACTCGTTTACACGGATGAAGAGTTAGCCGGTCGCCGTTGGGCCGACCGATGAAAATGCAGGTGGCCGGTGGGATCCGGCCCGTGGGTGATCAGTGGATGCTGATGGCCTCGGCGGTCCCGCTCTCCTTCAGCCTCTCGATCCAGCCGGCGCAGAACGCGAGCCGCGGTTCCGGCGCGAGCGGAATCAGGGCCTCGACGAACTCCCTGAGGTCCTCCTCAACGGAATCCGGAGTGCCTTCCATGGCGTTGTAGTACATCCAGAGAACCGTGCCTTCCGGCCAGATTCCCTCACTGCTGAGCTCGATGCAGGCGCCGTGCGCCAGCATCAGCAGCGGCAGACCGCTGACCTCATCCAGCGAATGCGCCACCGCCGACCTGCCCTCTTCGGCGGGTCCGAGGTCGCGCAACAGGCTGACCGCTGCGCTCGCGAGCACGTCCACCGCCAGTTCATCCTCGCCGCTGAAATACATGCGTATGGCCGCCGCCAGCAGGCGGCGGGCGGAGATCAGCCTGAGGTCATGTTCCGGTGCGGTTGGCTCGCAGGATTGCATGGTGTCTGTCGGTCCCTCGGGTCGCGCAAGCTACCCCGGCCAAAGATAGCATTGAGGATGGGGAACTCCCACTCTACCTCCGACTGCAGCTCGCGTTGACACCGTGGGGCGATTCGACCTGCAATAGCTCTTGCTAAGATGGGCCAACAAGTAAGAACGCTCGCAGTAACGGGTCTCCAGAACTCACGAGCGGTGATCAAGCCGCCTCCCATCGGCATCCTGTGAACCAGTATGCAAGCTGACAAGCCCCGGTGCGTTGGCAGCTGGTGGGGTCTGAACATGAAATATGCGCTCGTTGAAGAACAGCGCCGAGAAGCCGAACCGGGCTTGCTCGGCATGTGCCCAGGCTGTCGTTCTGAAATGGTGGCGAAGTGCGGAAACATCCGGGTATGGCATTGGAGCCATAGGGGGAACCGGACATGCGACCATTGGTGGGAACCGGAGACAGCATGGCACCGTGATTGGAAGAACCACTTTCCCGTTGAATGGCAGGAGTTTTTCCACCGGGCCAGCGACGGGGAAAAGCACGTCGCCGATATCAAGACCGAGCGGGGCTGGGTGATCGAGTTTCAACACTCACATCTGGCCGCCGTCGAACGCCGAACCCGCGAGGGCTTTTACGAGCCGATCGTTTGGGTAGTGGATGGCCGCCGACGAAAAAGAGACTGGATGCAGTTTGAGCGCGCTATCAAGGAAGGATCCCGCTATTGCGAGAAGCCCGCCGTTTGGCTGGTGTGGATCGATGAATGCACACTGCTCAAGGAATGGGCGGAAAGTCGTGTGCACGTCTTTTTCGATTTCGGCGCCGCTGAGCTCTATTGCATGCTCCCCGGCAGCACGGACGGAAGGGCGGCAATCATGATCGCCAGCAAGGCGGACTTTATCGAAAGTCATATCCGAGGCACCTACAATTTTCTGCTCCGGGCCGATTTAAAACGCAGCAAGACAACCGACCTGCGATACGCGGCGGCGGGCTTCCGGCGCTTACTGGCACGAAAGGCTCGCCCCCGAGCGCGATTCAGGTTCTAGGTATTAATGGATGTCCACCACTGACCAAATCTGCGACCTGTGCGCTCGGTCCTTCTACATCCGAAACCGCACCGATTCGATCACCGGAACGCGCCGGCCGCCGGATTGAGCCCGTATCGCCGCTCCATCACCGGCGCGATCCCCTCTCCGCGCCCCATGTTGCGCGCCATGCTCTCCTCGATCTGCTCGACTATCACGTCGAGCTTCAGCTCGCGCCCCGACCAGCTTGCCTGCGTCCGCGCCGTCACGTTGGGCGCGTTCACGTAGACGGTGGGCAACACCGTGATGGCGGGCGCCCGGCCGGCCATGGCGGCCAGCCCCTCGATGGTGCGGGCGGTCGCGTCCTGCTGCGCCCGGGTCAGCACCCGCTCGCCGCGCAGCGCAATGATCGGCACCTCGCCCGGAAGCAGCCCGCCACCATGGAACCGCGGCGCGCCGGCGAACACCCACGGCGAGACGCTCCGGGAGGGACCTGCCTCGCCAATGATACCGCCCGCGTGCTTGGTTGGTGCCGTGGTCTTACCGCTCGAGCCGAACACCGCATTCAGGGCGTCGTCGATGAAGCTGCCGACAGTGCGGTCGAACACCCGGCCGAGTATGAGACGCTCGACGCTGGTCAACAGCCCCTGCAATCCGTCCGCCAGCGACTTCGCCCCGCTCGCGATGTCGACGAAGGCCGCGCGCGCCGCCTGGTTCATCGACCCGACATCCTGCTCCCACTGGGCCGCGGTATCTCGCGACGCCTTGCGGATATCGAGCAGCGCCCGCCTGATGCCGTCCGCCGCCTCCCGGCTTGCGCCCAGCCGCCGCCTTTCGGCCTCCTCGGTGGCGCGCGCAAAGGTCTCCTGCGAGACCTGCCCGGTATCGAGCAGCGCTGTCAGATCCGCCATCTCTTTTGCGAATGCCGCCGACGGGTCGTGCTTCAGGGTGAGCGCGGCCGCCTTCTGGCGCAGATCGATCAGCCGGCGCAGCTCCTCATTGGCGGCGATGAGCCGCCGGATGGCCGCCGCCTCCTGCGTATCACCGGCAATCTTCAGCCGTCGCACCTCGTCGTCGGCCTTGTTGGCGGCGGTCGCCGCGCGCACTGCTTCCTCCCCTTCCCGATGGGCGAGCGAAAGACGGACCAGCGCCTGCCCCTCGGTCTCCAGCTCGCGGATGCGCTCCAGCGCCGCCCCGGGTGGCGCCGCGGCGCCGCCCGGACCTGCCGTGTTGCGCTCAAGGGTGCGCTCGATCAGCTGCCCGGCGATGCGCTCCCGTTCCGCCGTCGCCGCCGCCAGCTCACGGCGCAGCACGGCCAGGTGCCCGGCGGCCGCCTGCTGCAGCCCGGGGCCGGTCGCCCGGGCGCTCACATCGTCGATGCGCCCGCGGATCTGCGGGATGCGCCGGTCGAGCCCGGCAAGCCGACGCTCCAGTCCGCGGGTCGACATGGTCTCGAGGGAGCGGAACCCGTCCACCACGTCGCCGAGCCAGCGCGCCATCCCGGCGAGGCCTTCCGCCACTGCGAGCACCACCGGGGCGAGATCGACCAGCGCCCCGCTAAGCTGCGTCTGGACGATACGGTCCATGGTGGCGAGCCGGTCGTTCACCTCGGACGCTTCCGCCACCAGCCGACTGTCTATGACCGCGCCGAGCTCCCGCGCCTCCTGGCGCAGCCTCCGCATCTCTTCGGCGCCCTGCTGCAGCAGGGTCACCATGGCGACACCTTCGGAGTCGAACAGCTTCTGCGACACCGCGAGCCGGCGGTTCTGGTCGTCCATGCGGGCGAGCCCGTCGGCGACCTCGGGCAGCACCTCCTCGATGGTCTTGAGGCCGCCATCGGCGCGGACAATAGAGATGCCGAGCTCGTCGAAGGCGCGCTTCACCTCCTGGGACTCGCCGCGGGCGATGTTGCCCATGCGCCGGCCAAGGCGTTGGAGTGCCATCTCCAGGGTCTGGGCGGAGACTCCGTTCTGCTCGAAGGCATAGCGCCATTCCTGCAGCGCCTCGACGCCGACCCCGAGCTTGTTCGCCGTGTCGTCGAGCGCATCCAGCTGGTCGAGCGCCTCGCGGGCGGCACGGATCGCTCCCCTGAGCCCGATTATCAGCGCCCCGATGCCGGCGGCGGCCACGAGCCCCCCGGGGCCGAGCGCCATCAGACCGCTGCCCACCGCCCCGAGCCGCGCGCCGAAGGCGCCCATGCTGCCGGTGAGATCGCGGGCGACCGCGTTGACGGCCAGCAGGCCCTTTGATGCCGGCTGCGTGCCCCGCTCGATGCGGGCGAGGGCCCGCTGGCCCTCATCGCCCAGCTGCAACAGGGCCCGCCGAACGGTGTCGCCGTCCTGCAGGCTCAGCCGGATGCTGATATTACGATCCGCCATCCTCGCTCACCCGGCTGTTGAACGCCGTCACCAGCCCGGCCTCGCCGTAGTGGAGGAGCAGCACCAACGCAGCCTCGTCGAATCCGAGGGCGCGGCCCATGGCGAGCACGGCCGCCATATCGAGACTGATCACGCCGCCCATCCCGGCGGTGCGCAGCTGTCCCTGCGCGAGACGCAGGAGAGACCAGGCCTGTTCGCCCTCGACCGACTGGGGATGGTTGGTCACATAGGGGCAGCGCTCTCCGCTGACGCCCCGCCCGCCCTCGGCGCAGGCGCTGCCGTCCCGCCGGCACCCGTCGCAATAGCCGGGCCCGCCGCCGAAGTGCCATTCGGCGAGGGCCCGGATGCGTTTCCCTCGGAGATCAGCCGCTCGTGGGTGCGGGTGTAGTCGATGACGAAGGCCTCGGCCATGCGGTGGATCAGCATCAGGTCGTTGACCGTGCGGTCGTTCACCTCCGCCGGCGAACCATCCCGCTCCAGCACCCCCTCCCAGCGGATGATGGCGCTCCGCGCCAGCGCCTGGGCGAAGATCAGCTGCGACAGCCCGGCTGCCGCATCCTCCGAGCCGAGGTCGGGCAGCCCCTCGATACTGCCGCCGACGGCCGCCAGCTCGGCGTGCTCGTCGAGAAGCTCGCGCGCCGTCCGCACTCCGCGGGCGCGGGCCGCCTCGTAGACGGCCGTCGACAGGGGCCGGACCAGCAGCCGCACCCCGTGCGGCAGGTCCATCCAGTAGGGATCCTTCGGGAGATCGAGTCTGATCATATTGCCCTGCACCATGAAATGCGGACTGCGGACCGCGGCAGCGCCTACCCTGGCCGTATGCCGGCGATCAGCCTGGAAGGAGGTCGGATTGGTCTAAAACCACGCCTCTGGAGTATTTTCGACTTACGAACGGGGGCGTTGGCGGCACGTACATTCGGGGGGAGCAGAACGATGCAGCTGCATCTGAACTGGAACCGTCCCATCCCGCTGAAGAACGGAAAGCGGGATGCGCTTATCTACACGCTCGATCTGGAGAAGCTGCCCACTTCGGCAGGCGTCTACATCTTCGGCCGTCGCTGGGGCAAGAAGACGAAGCTGTTGGAAGCCATCTACATCGGGAAGGCCAACAACATTCGCAGCCGTGTCAAAGGGCAGCTCAATAACCTGCGTCTCATGACCCGGTTGAAGAACAAGAAGGCCGGGCAGCGAATCGTCATGACGGGAGAGTTCGTGGCCCGGCCCGGCCAGCGAGCGTCAAAGTGCGTGGCGCTCGCCGAGCGGGCCTTGATCCGACATTTCCTTGCTGAGGGGCACGACATCGTAAACAAGCATGGAACGCGTCTGCGGCAGCACGAGATCGTGTCTGATGGGAGGCAACCGAAGCGCTTCGTCCGGCGCTCGATCTACCTCGAAAAGACCCGCGGAAATTAGTGTGATGGCGTTCGCCGGCTAACCGGCGGCTCAATAGCTCACGACATCGTTGGTCAGCGTGACCTGCAGGCAGTGAGGCGCCGGCGCCGAGCCGGAGGCGCGCCAGTCGTAGCTCGCCTGGATGCCGCCGGGCCCGCGTACCTCCTTCTTCTTCCGGGGCAGGAACACCCGCGGCAGGTCGAACACCACCGCATGGCCCTCCACACCCGGCATGCCGAACGCGTAAGTCATCGCGACCGGCGTCTCGGCGTCGATCGGCATGGAGAGCGTCGCATCGGCGCCGAAGCGCACGTCGACCGTGCCCTCGGCCGTGGCCTCGCCCTCGTCGGCGCCGTCGATCAGGTCGTCGTCGCGGATGGTCTCCACCGGCTCCACGTTGTTGGAGAACGTGAACCGGCCGCCGGTGACGTTGGCAAGCGGCGCGCCGCCGACCGTGATCTTCCCCTTGCTGCGATTGAACCGCTTGAGCTCGAGCGTGATCGGCGTCGCATCGGCGGCCGTGCTGCCGACCGACTCGCCCTGGGCGATCAGCCCGATGGTGGCGTTCGCGGGGCCCGAGCGCGCCATCTCGAAGGCGAGCGTCATGCACTTGATGCCTGCATGGCGCTCATAGCGGGGCGTGCTCAGCTTGGTATGCCCGAGCTCGCCGGCCGCGCTCGGCACCTCGCCCCCACTCTTATATACATGCCGGTAATGGCCGCCCCCGAGGCTCGCCGCCGACACCGTGGCGGCCGAGGCCGCCACGGTGAATGCATTGCCGGCGGGTCCGGCCGCATCGTGCTCGATCTCGAGCGCCGTCGCGGTCGCCGCATAGGTGCACCTCGAGACCTCCGGATCGGCCGAGCCATTAAGGTCGGCCGCGAGCTGGACGAGCGAATCGGCGAGGCTCGCCTGGATCTGGGTCTCGGCCGCGCCGGGCGCGCCGGCGACGAAGGTCCAGACCGTGCCGTTCAAGGCGATGGTGTCGCCGGGCGCCGGGTTGGCCGCGAACGCGATGGTCCCGGTCGCCTTCACCGCGGTGGACACGGGCGCGCCGAACTGCGCCTTGAGCCAGACCCCGAAGCTCCGGAGATCGATCGGGACCTGAACCTCGCCCTCATCCGTCACCGCCTCGTAATGCGGGTCCTGCGCATCGCGCCCCTGACCGAGCAGCGGATCGTAGCCGAGCGGCTTCTCCGCCCCGAGAGTGAACTCCCGGAACGGGAGGCGGTAGTAGACCCCGCCGCCGGAGCCGTCCGGCGGCGTGCCGTAAGCGGCCTCGAACCCCAGTAGGAACTGGGTGTCGATGCCGAGCGCGCGCGTCTTGCCCAAGACCCGTCTCCTTGGTTCATTTGTTCAGAGTATACGCCGGTCGCTCAGCCGAGCGGCGACGGCGCGGTGTAGTCGAGGATCACCGGCACCAGGCCGGCCTTGATGGTGGGGGCGCCCTCGATCGGCTCGGCGAGCGGCTCGGGCGCCATCGACGTCGCCATCTCGACCGCACCGCCGAGGGTGGGGTCGCCGGATTCCGGATCGAGCGCCGCGCCGAGGTCGCGCAGGAGCGCGTCGAACAGCGCGTCGCGCACGGCAGCATCGCGATGCTGCACGATGACGGCGATCTCCGCCCGGTGGCGATATGCATAGGCCGGCGGCGAAAGAAGCACCTCCGGCTCGCCCGGATCGCCATCCCGCAAGGCGATCAGCCCGCCTGTAGGCACGGCCGTCTTCTCCGGCTCGTTGCGCCGTACGGCGGGCGCCGGGGCTCCGGTCCAGGCGATCACATCGAGGCGCGCCTTCAGCGCCTTCAGCGCCGCCTCGCGCGCGCTATCGGCCATCGCTCTCCCTGATCGCGGCGAGGATGTTGGGCGCGAGACGCGCTTCTGCGCGCCGCGCCGCCGCCGCCCAGTTCAGCCGCTTGGGCATGCGCACGCTCGGCACCAGAACGAACATCGGGACCGTTGCCCGCCCATTGAGCCGAATGTGTTCGCCGCCATTCCTCGACCGCCGCACGGCGAGTGCGCGCGCCTGGCCGGTGCGGCCGAGCCGGGCGCCATCTGCAACCAGCAGCCCGGACCGGCCCCGGCGATAAACGAACCGCAGCCTCAGTCCCATGATTTGCTCGACGAGCGCCGGTGTGGGCCGCTTGCCGCCGAGCCGCCGCGGCACGGCGTCGGTCGGGATCGCGAGCCAGAACCCGTCGCGGCTCCGGATCACCGTTCCCTCGTCGAACGCGCGGACGATCTGCGGCGCCTTGGTCCACACCAGCGCCGCCGGTGACAGCGAGACGCCGTTCTTCGGGTAAGTCTCCGAGCGGACCGTGTTGGCGAGCCGCCGGCCCATGCCGGCGCCGGTGATCTGGTCACGCAGCATCTGCTTGAGATCGCCCGCCGTGCGGCTCATGCCGCGGGTCACTGCGCGCTCGGTCGCGCGCAACTCGGCATCGAGGATCCGGCGCAGATCGCCGCCGAGCACGGCCTCGACGCGCATGGGCTATTGCTCGACCAGCTCCAGCGTCCAGACCTGCCGCAGCGCATCGCGCTTCGGCTCGCCCTGGACCAGCCAGGTGACGCCGGCGATCTCGAAGCTATCGCCCGCCTTCGGTACCGAGACCTCCGACACCCGCACCTCCACCATCGCGCTCGGCGCCGTCAACGCGGCGTCGAGGAGTTCGACCGGCCGGTCCGGCCGGTCGAGCACCGCGCGCACCGCGACCGGTCCGCCGCCGCCCTGCGGCAGGTAGACGGCATCCGCCGCGATGTTCGGGTCTGCGAACAGCGCGTCGATCATCGCGGCGAATGCGGACACCGTACCTGTCTCCCGGCTTACGTTCCCGCGGGCGTCATCGCGCCGAGCTTGATGCGCACGGTCGCGTCGGCGTCGGCTGCCGCTGCGACGGCGACCCCGACGCAGATTTGGGCGGCGGCGGTCTTGTTGAGCACCTTGTTGACCGCGTCCCAGAACAGCCGGTCGCCGGCGGCGATGGCGAGCGGCGTGGTCTTGGAGAGATCGACCACCCCCTCGGTCAGTATCTCGACCTCCGCACCGTCGGCCGCATCGGTCTGGGCGACCCCGAACAGCGTCCCGATCAGCACGCCGTCGCCCGAACTCACTCCGCCGGCCGGGGCGGTGACGGTAACGACGTTACCGGGCTGGATGAAGTTCTTGGCCATTGCTCTTCTCCTTTCGCTCTCTCTTTCCGTCTTTTCAGGAGCTTGCTGATGGCTGACTGTGTCACCCCGAGACATGCAGCGATCTCCCGCTGCGTCGTCCCGGAGGCAGCCATCAGCGCGGCACGCTCCCGCTCTTCGGGTGTCATCCGGCGCTCGGCCGGGGGCTCCCAATCAGGTGGGAACACGTGTCGCCAGTTCTTGCCGATCGCGATCTGGCCCACGACACCTTCAGTGGTGCCGAGCTCGGCGGCGACCTGGCGATGCGAGCGCACTTCCCGCAATCGCTCTCCGATCGCTCTTGCGGTCGCCCGATCGATTCGGCGGCGGGGATGCGTGTCGCCCATCAGCATGGTGCCGTGGGCGTATTTGTGGTGGTTGTTCTCCCGTCGCGTGACGTAGCTGAGGTTTGCGAGACGGTTGTCGGTGCGCACGCCGTTGAGATGTGCGACTTCCATCCCTTGCGGGCACGGCCCGCAGAAGGCCTCCCTGACGAGGCGGTGCACGCAGGTCCGGCGCTGCCTGCCCCGGACGCTCAGCATTGCGCGCAAGTAGCCGTCGGATCGCGTCGGTCTGAGCCGGCGGAGGGGGCCGTCCGCGGTTCCCGAGCGGGTCCGGGTGCTCCACAGGCCCCCATCCCGATCGACGAAGTACCCGGCAAATCCCGGCACTGGCCGGAGGCCGGGAGGTCGAGACTCGATCATGTCGGCGAGCCTTCGGCGGGCGGCCAGGAAGAAAGGGCGGCCGAAGCCGCCCTCCGTCGGGTCAGGTTCGATCCGGGTCGCCCTACAGGGCGATGCCGGAATTCCTGAACATGCCGCGCCAGTCGATCGCCTTGGCGCCGAAGTCGAGCCGCGCCTTGACCTCGACGCCGTCGACGTCGAAGCCCATGCGGGTCTCGATGTAGACGCCCTCCTGGCCTTCGAGATAGGCATACTCGATGGTGTCGATCGCCGAGGGCGTGGCGAACAGGTACCAGGGCACGGCGCCCGCCGCCGGGTCGAGCCTGGGCTCGGCGATCACCGCCAGCGTCCGGATCGACTGCGGCACCACGTCGGCGCTCTTCGCCGGCACCAGGTTCTGGGCGATCAGCTGCTCGGCGGTGAGCTCGAGGGTCGAGGGCACCACCAGGAACGCCGGGCGGACGTTGAGGATGGTCTTGCCGTCGAGCCCGGTCTGCTTGGCCATGCTCGCGCGGCCCTTGCCGAGGTTCGCCACATCGAGCGCGGTGCCGGCCGCAGCAAGGTTCTTGTGATCGGCATGGAACAGCGCCTTGCCGTCGGCCATCGCCGGGTTGTCCCTGACGATGCCCCAGACCGTGTCGCTTTCGAGCGTCGCCGCCGCGGTGCCGAACAGCGCCGGCACGCGGGTGAAGGCGTCGAGGTCGTCGTTGACGATCACCTGGCGGGTGATGCCGATCACCTTGCCGTAGGTCTGGACGCGGTAGCTCTCCCTGGCCTCGCCGATGGTGCCGCGCTTGAACTCGCCCGACTCGTTCACCTTCTCGAGCTGCGGCGCCTCGCCGAGCTGGAGCCGGCGCATATCCTTGAAGTCGACCGCGTTCACGCGCCGCGCGATCTGGAGGAAGGTGCGCGGTGCCGCCTCGTAGGCGTCGCGCAGCGTCTTGTTGGTGACCGCGGCGAGGAGCTCGGGGAAGTTCGAGGTCGAGTGCAGCGCCCGCGTCGCCACCTCGTCGCGCGTGAGCCCCCGCACCCGCACGCCCTCGGCCTCGAGGAAGGCGCGGGCCATCTCGAGGAGGCTCAGGCCCCGCCACTCGCGCGCCGGATCGGTGAGCCGGTAGCGGTTCGGGTCGAACCGGTGCAGCAGCGCCGTCTCGACCGCCTGGCGACGGGTGACGGTCTCGTCGAGCCCGCCGATCCGCACCTGCGGCCGGGTCTCGACCGCGCGGTCGCGCTCGGCCGCCTTGTCGATCAGCACGCCGCGGGCGGCGTCGAGTGCGACGCCCCGGCGGACGAGGTCGTCGGCGATCGCACTGTCGATGCCGAGCTTGCGGGCGGCGTCGTAGATGCCGGAACTGCGCTCGCGCTCCACCGACACTGCCCGCTCGGCGACCGCCTGCATGGCGTCGGCGTCGCGCGCCGGGTCATGCCGGTCGGACGCCCCGTCGCCGGCCTGGCTATCGGCCGCGCGGGCCCCGTCGGGTTCTGCCGCCGGCGCCCTGGGCTCGCGCGCTTCCGCCGGCTTCAAAGCCGGGCTGCGCGCCTCGACCGTGGAGTCCGGCCGATCAGCGCGGTTCCCGTCCGTGTCGGCCGCAGCCGCGGCCATGACTTCTTCCTCGTCCATGCGATCCTCCGGATTGAGGGCGCCGCGCGCCCGGTTGATGGCGACCCGTCCTTCGCAGCGGTGGCCCTGCCGCTCCGGAGGGTGAATGAGACGGCAGGAGACACGCTCCTGCGCATGACGGAATCCGGCGCCCGCATCGGCGCCGACCGGCACCGCGGAGAGCTCCATCGGCTGCCAGTCGACGGCGCGCCAGAGCGGAACCCTGCCTTCCTCCTCGGTAATCTCGTAGGTGCGGACGATGTAGCCGACCGAGACGTTGCGCACGATGCCGGCCTGCACGTCGGCCCAGATCGGCTCGACCCCGGCGCGCTCGCTGAACCGGACCACCGCACGCCCCTCGGGCGCACCACCTGCGGCGTTCGCGATCCAGGCGCGGTCGACCACGCCGATCACGTCGTCGAGGTCGTACATGCCGTGGGTGTTGAGCAACGGGGCGCCGCCGTTGAGGCGCGAGAGGTCGACATGGGCCGGATCGAGCGACAGTACCTCGTCGTAGCGCTTGCCGGTCCAGAAGTCGCGCCGGCGCACCAAAGCGCCGGTCGACCACACGACCTCGACCGTGCGCGCTTCCGCATCCACCGTCTCCGGCATGATCCGGACCTCGGCCCGGGTCTGCAGCGGCAGGTCGATCGTGCCCTCGCGGCTGGACTCAGCGCTCATCTTCGGCCTCTTCATCCTCGTCCTCCGTCGTAGGCTCCTGTTCGCCGCTCGGGGCAGATGCGGAATCGTCGGCCGCGTCCGGCTTCGCCTGCCCGCTCTGCGTCACATGCCGCGGGTCGGTGTCGAGCACCAGCCCCAGCCGGTCGATGAGGGCGTTGGTCGCGGCGATCTCGGCCAGCACCTCGCCCGGGTCGTAGCCGTTCCGCGCGATCGCCTCTTTCAAGGTCATGAACCCGGCGCGCACCGCCATGATGTCGGCCCTGGCGTCCTTGAGCGGGTCGACCGCCTCGAACCGCGGCGCGGTCCACTCGACACCGATCTCGCCCGCGGGCAGCGCGCCCGTGGCATGCGCCACATCCACGAACCGCCGCCAGACCGGCGCGCACAGGCAGGGGATCAGCACCTGCCATTGCAGCGCCTCGACGCGCCGGCGGAACTCGATCAGCCCGGCGCGGATGGAGGAGTAGTTCACCTGGCTCAGATCGCCGGTCAGCAGCTCGTAGGTGAGCCCGAGCCCGGCCGCGACCGCATGGAGCTGGAGCCGCATGTACTCGGGGTATCCGCCCGAGGCCGACGGCGCCGCGAACCGCACGTCGCGCCCTGCGGGCAGGTACTCGATCATGCCGGGCTCGAAGCTCTCGACCCGGCGCCCCGCTCCGTCCTGGCGCGCCTCGCCGAGCGGCTCGGCATCGTCGCCGTCGAGCACGAAGGCGGCGAAGCAGGCCTCGATCTTCTTCCGCACCAGCTCCGCGTCGTCGTACTCGTCGAGGTCGCGGAGCCTGAGGATCACGGATGCGAGCCACGGCACGCCGCGCTCCTGCCCCGGACGCAGGCGCTCGAACAGATGGCAGACGGAGTCCGCCGGCACGCGCCGGCTCTCCAGACGCCCCCTGCGGACGGTCGCAATCTCGCCCGGATGCACCGGGAACAGCCAGTAGGCGGCGCGCCGCCCCATGGCGTCGAACTCGATGCCCTGGTGCACGAACCCGCCGCCGGCGAGCTCGCCGCTACGCGCCGTATCGAGGTGGTCGGCCTCGAGGACCTGCAGTTGCAGCGGCACCGCGAGCCCATCCGCCAACCGCCGCGGCCGGAGCCGGACCAGGACCTCGCCGCTCTCGACCATGGTGCGCGCGGCGAGCGCCTGCAGCCCTTGGAAGTCGGTGCGCCCGTCGGCGTCGCACTCGGCGGCGAAGCGGGTCCAGAGCCGGTCGGCCGCCGCATTGCGCCGTTCGCTTCCGGCCCGCGCACGGGCGACGATGCCGGTGCCGACGATGTTGCTGACCAGCGCGGCAACCCCTTTGGCGGCGTACGGGTTGTTGCGCACGAGATCGCGCGCACGGTCCCTGAGCCGCGGCAAGGCCGCGGCCAGCTCGGCGTTGGCGCCCGATCCGGGCGCCGTCCAGCCGTCGGTGCGCCGCCCCACGCGGGCGCCGTCATAGCCGCGGCGGAGCACCGTCATGGCGGCCCGCGCCCGGGCGCGGCGGAGCCCCGCCCGCGGGCTGACATAGCCCACGGCGCGGTCGAGCCAGTTCATGGCGCTCACCCCTTGGAGAACGTCGCGAAGCTGCGCGACGGCCTGGGCTTGCCCGTGGCGGCCGCCATTTCGCGTTCGATGGTGCGGATGCGCCGCAGGAGGTCCTCGGCCGAGCCGTATTCGACGCTCTTCCCCTCGTAGCTCACCCGCAGCGTGCCCGAGGCATAGGCGCGCCTCAGCGCATCGAGCTCCGATTGCGTCCAGATCATCGCCGCCCCTGCCCCGGGCGAAGACCCGGGGTCAGCCAGTTCCTGTTCCTGTCGCCGAGCCAGCCGGCGCGCCGTACCGGTCGTTCCGGCACGCGAGGCGAGCGCGGTTCGTGGTTCCCGCTGCCGGCGGCCTGCATCCCGGATGCCGGTTCCGCGCCCGGCGCGGGTCGATCCTCGACGCCGATACCGAGCTGACGGTCGAGCTCGCGCCAGTGCCGTTCGCCGAACCGGTCGAGACCGGCCGCGGTCGCCGCGGCGCGGGCGTAGACGTAGGCATCGAGCGCCTCGTTGCGCTCGCGCATCTTCTGCCAGGCGCGCACCGTGTAGCCGCGCCGGTTTCGGGTAGTGACCAGCTGCTCGGCGCAGAGCTGCTTGCAGTACTCGGCGTCGACCTTGGGCAGGTGCACGTAGCCGGCGGGATACGCCGCGCCGTCCGCGCGCTCCTCGTCGGTCGGCGGCGTCTTGCGCAGGTTGTTGAACAGCTCGAGCTTCGCGATGCCGCCGGCGACCGCGTAGACCTTGACCCCGCGCCGGAGCCGCCGGCCGTCCGCGGTAACGTCGACCGCGGTCGGCAGACCGATCAGCGCGCTCCCGCGCTCGGCGCCCTTGACCGCCATCGCCCGCGCCGCGGGATGACGGCGCACCCACGCGTACACCTCCTGGGTCGCGAAGCCGCTGTCGACGGCCAGCCGGCGGAGCGGCATCTCGACCCCGCACGCATGGGTCCAGGTCTCGTCGAGCATCGTCGACAGCGCTGCCCAGACCTCGGCCCGCGCCGTGTCGCCCATCAGCACACGGTGCTCGATGAGCCAGCACTCCTTTCCGCGGCCCCACGCCCAGACCGAGACCTCGATCCGGTCCTTCTGCACATCGGCCCCGGCGGTCAGCATCAGCCCGCCGGCCGGGACCGTGCCGATCCGGAACTCCTCGCGCCGGTCGTACAGCCGCTGCCAGTCCGGCGCCTCGCCGCTCTCGACCCAGGTCTCGCCGAGCTCGGTGTTCTTCACCGACTTGAGCGCGGCATCCGATCCCTGGGCCGCCTCCCACGCGGCTGCGATATCCGCCCAGCTGCGCCAGCCGACGGGGCTGTAGAGGCTGGAGAGATGGAACCCGGCGGTACGTGGATCGCCCACGCTCGTAGGCCGCCAATCGCCATGCTCCAGCATCCAGGTCTTGCGATGCTCGGGAATCGGCCGGTCGCAGCCCTCGCAATGGTACGCTGCCGTCTCCGGCCGGCCCTTTTCCCAGCGGAGCCGCTCGAACCGCAGCCACTGCGTGTGGCCGCAATGCGGGCAGGGCACGAAGTAGCGCCGCCGGTCGGACGCCTCGTACTCGCGCTCGATGCGCGACAGCCCCTTCACCGTCGGCGTCGAGACGATCAGCACCTTCCGGCGGCTGAACGTCCGCGTCCGCGCCTCGGCGAGCGCGACCGGATCGCCTTCGCCGTCGACGTCGCCCGGATAGCCGTCGACCTCGTCGAGAAACAGATAGCGCACCGGCATCGAGCGCAAACCGACCGCGCTGTTGGCGCCGGTCATCACCAGCACGCCGCCCGGGAACTCCTTCGCGAGCACCGTGTTGCCGGAATCCCGCGAGCGCGCCGGCTTCACCCGCTCGCGCAGGACCGGGCTCTCCTCGATCAGCGGCTCGATCCGCTGCTTCGAGTTGCGCTTGGCCATCTCGACGGTGGGCAGAACGCTGAGCATCGGGCCCGGCGCATGGTGGATCACGTAGCCGATCCAGTTGTTGCCGCATTCCGAATAGCCCAGCTGCGCGCCTTTCATGACCACCACGCGCTCGACCGGCGAAGCGGGCGACAGGCAGTCCATGACCTCGCGCAGATACGGTGTACGGCTGGTGCGCCACGGACCCGGCTCCGCCGAGGCCCGTCCCGAGAGCCGTCGGTGCCGGTCCGCCCATTGCGAGACCGTGAGCAGCGGGTCCGGCCGCAGCCCCTGGTCGAAGGCCTCGACGTAAAGGTCAGCTGCGCTCCGGGCCACCGGTCAGCTCCTCCAGCACCTGGCGGATCTCGGCGGCCAGGAGCGTGTGCACCTTCTGCGGATCGCTCTCCGCCGCGAGCACGGCCGAGACGCGATCGGGGATGTTCAGCAGTCCGTCGCGCACCACCCGCGCACGGTTGAACGCCGCAACCTTCACCTCGTCGGCATCGACATACTTGCCGGCCTCGACCTTCGCCTTCAGCTCGAGCAGCTTCGCCCGCTCGACCTCGCTTTTGATCCGGGTCTTCAAGAGCAGCGTCGGAAGATCGCCGGTTCCGGCGCCATGTCCCAAGGGCCCCGCGGGCTCGATCCGTGGCGCCGCTTCCGGCACCGGCGACGTCGCCGGGCCCTTCGTCCCGCCGCCTGCTCGCCGCAGCGGTCGCGCCGGCTCGCGCTGGGCGGCGAGCGCGGCATCGGCCTGCGCGACGTCGATCCTGCCGCCGACGAGTTGCACCACGCCCTGCGCCACCAGCCGTCCGACGTACTGGCGCGAAAACCCGCGCCGACGGGCGTATTCGGCCTGGCTGATCAGCATGGCGGCCTGTCCCGGGCCCCGAGCCGGGAGCGAGCAATCCAATGATCGTGTCGGGCCGAAAAAAGCAACGATTGCAGCCGTTTATTCGCTTGGAATTCGCCGGCACAAGAGCGATGTGTGTGGCCGACGGCGACACCATCACGCCCGAGGACCCGACGATGACCTGCACCTGCTGCCCCGCCTGCAACGCGAAGCGCCGCAAGACTACGGCCCACCCGACGGTGTTCGAGTGCCGGCATTGCGGCGCCATCTATGGCGACTGCTACAGGGGCGACTCCTACGCGATCGTCCGGCCCTACTGGGCGGCCGCCGACGTCCCGCCCGAGCGCTGCCGCTACTTCGATCTCACGGTGCTCGGCTCCGACGGCATCGGCCGCCGCCATGGCTGGTTCGATCCGGAAACCCGCCTGATCGTGCAGATCGGCTGAGACATGAAGAACGACGCGATGTTCGACCTCATTCCCGCCGCCGAGTTGCTGATCGACCAGCCCGGGTTCAAAGCCGGGGTCTGGAGGCCGGCGACGATCCGGGGCGAACGCTGGGAGACCTCGCAATGCTTCGAACGGGTCGGCGGCAAATGGGAAGGGTTCGTCGCCATCCGCAAGGCGCGCGGCGCCGACCGGACGGCACGGATCGCCCGCGGCCGTTCCCGCTGACCCGCGACGACAACATCACCGAACGGAGAGAACCCCAATGACGAATACCACTCTGCGCACCGCCAACCCCGACTGGGGCTTCTGGGGCACCAGCGTGCGCAACGGCTACGACGCGGCGCTCGCGTGGGAGGCGGCGAGCGATGCGCTTGCGACCGCCTTCGACCTCACCCCCGCCGAGATCCGCGACCTCCTCGACAGCCGGTTCGGCCGCCACCTTGCGGACGACCTGAGTTTCATCCCGGGCGGGCCGGCGAGCCGCGAGGCGATCGAGGAGCACATCATGGCCCGCCTCGCGGTGCGCAGCTGGCGCCGCTGGTTCGACACGGGGGTGCGGGCCATCCGCACCGCCCACCGGGAGGCTCGCGGTACGGCCTGACCCGGCCGGGCTCCGGACGCCCCGTGCCGCACAAGCGGCCGGGGCTCGGGGTGGTGACGGGGCTGCGATGGTCGCGCCCCCGAACCCAAGGAGCCCACCATGTCGACGATCAATCTCACTCCTGCCCAGCACTCCCTGATCGAGGTCGCCGCCGGTTGCGCCGACCGCGCCATCCGCTGGCCGGTCAACCTCCGCGGCGGCGCGCGCACGAAGGTCATCGCCGCCCTCATCGAGGCCGGGGTCGCGGAGAACCGCAAGGGCACGCTGGTGGTCACCGACGCCGGCATGCGCGCCGTCGGGATCGAACCCAAAGCCGCACGGAAGCCTGCCCCGGCCCGCGAGCCGGAGACGGCCAAGCGCGCCCGGCGCGCGAAGGCCGCCGGCGCCCCGCGCAAGATGCGCGAAGGGAGCAAGCAGGCGCAACTGATCGAGATGCTGAAGCGCCCCGAAGGGGCCACCATCGCCGAGATCGCAGACGCATTCGGCTGGCAGCCGCACACGGTGCGCGGCGCCATCGCTGGCGCCCTCAAGAAGAAGCTCGGCCTCGACGTGACCTCGGAGAAGATCGACGGTCGCGGTCGCGTGTACAAGATCGTCGGGTAACGGTGCGCGCCATGAAAACGATCAAGGTGAGCGACGCGACCTACCGCGCGATCGCGGACGAGGCGATCCTGCCGTTCCGCTCGACCGCGACGCGCGCGCCGGACGGCGGCTGGCTGGTGCCCGTCGCCGACGATACGTGGGAGCGGCTGCGGAGCCAACAGCACCCGGGCGAGAGCGACGACGACACGATCATGCGCCTGATCTGCCGCAATCGCCGCCAGAAGCCGAGCTGAGAGGAGGCGTACCGTGAACGATACCGACTTCGCCTTGCTGGGCCGGCACATCGTGGACATCCGCCCGATGAGCCGGTCCGAACTCGCGGTCGAGGGCTGGCCCGCCGACCAGCGGGTGGCGGCCCTCGTCCTCGACAACGGCGCGATCCTCTACCCGTCGCGCGACGACGAGGGCAACGGGCCCGGCGTCCTGTTCGGGACGATGCCGCACGCCGGCGGCTTCCGCGTGGCGCCGCCGTAACCCGCCCGAGCCTCAGGCCGCCGCCGGGCGATGCGTCCGGCGGCGGCCGTCATTCTTCGGCGGCAAGGACAACCGCCAGAGTTCGCAGCGCATGAGCCGCCACCAGCGGGACCACTCCGTTCCCGCAAAGGCGAAGCCGGTCCACCCGACCGGCCAGCCCATCAGCGCCTCGACGAACAGCGGGTTCAAGGTGCGGCGCTCGCCGCAGGTAGTTCCTCCAGCCGGAATCGTCCGCTGGACCTGGCGGCCAAGCAGACCGTTCACCGGCACCCGCTCCGTCAGCGAAGCGCCGTCCTTCCAGTCGCGTGCCGTCGGGGTCATCCAGAGCGGCGACGGGAGGTGCGGGTTCGCATTCCGGCAGTCGGCGACCCTCTGCCCGGCGGCGCCGGCGACTTCCGCCGCGAACGACCTCCGCGCCAGCCGGTCGAGACCCGGCTCGTCGCGCCGCGTCCCGCCGCGGGAGCGGAAGCTGTCGGTCTGCGGCGTCGGCCAGAGTCGCACGAACTCCGTCCGGTTGCCGCCGCTCGACCGGGTCCCCGAGCAGGCGCGCGGGGTCGGCCACCGGTCCGTCTTCTCCGCGGTGGGCGAGGACGAACAGCCGCTCCCGCCGATGGGGCGCGCCGACTTCCGCCGCCGTAAAGAGTCCTGCCGCAAGGCGGTAGCCCATGCCGACCAGGTCTCCGGCGACCTCGGCAAATCCGAGGCGGAGATGATGGGCGACGTTTTCGAGGAAGACGAAGGGCGGCCGGCATTCGCCGACGATGCGCGCGACGTGCGGCCACAGGTGCCGCGGATCGGCCGCCCCCTGCCGTCTTCCGGCGACCGAGAACGGCTGGCACGGATAGCCCGCAAGGACGATGTCCACCGCGCCGCGCCACGGGCGGCCGTCGAAGCTGGCCACGTCGTCCCAGACAGGAGCCGGATCCAGGGCCGCGTCCTCCATCCGCGCCACGAGGATGGCCGCGGCACAGGCTTCCCGCTCGACGTAACCCACAGTGCGATATCCGCCGACGGCGAGGCCCATGCCGAGGTCGAGCCCGCCCGCGCCGGCGCAGAGCGAGAGCCCGAACAGCGCCCCGCCGGCCGGACCGCCGGGGGAAGATAGAGCCAGACCATGCACGCCGGTCAGCGCGGTCCTGCCGCGATGTCGCGGAAGGGACGGCCGTCGGCGGCGTGCATGGCGTCCCCGCCGGAATGCGCCTGCCAGCGTCCGACGATCACGTCGCAATAGCGCGGGTCGAGCTCGATCAGGCGGGCGCGCCGGCCGGCCCGCTCGGCCGCGATCAGCGTCGTGCCCGAGCCGCCGAACGGGTCGAGCACAATGTCGCGGCTCTTCGACGAGTTGCGGATCGCCCGCTCGACCAGCTCGACCGGCTTCATGGTCGGGTGCAGGTCGTTCTTCGCCGGGCGCTTGAGGAACCAGACGTCGCCCTGGTCGCGCGCGCCGCACCAGTAGTGATCGGTCCCCGAGCGCCAGCCATAGAGGATCGGCTCGTACTGGCGCTGGTAGTCGGAGCGGCCCAGCGTGAACCGGTCCTTGGCCCAGATCACGAAGGTCGACCAGTGCCCGCCGGCCTCGGCAAAGGCCGTGCGCAGGGTGTGCAGTTCCGATGACGACATGCACACATAGACCGCGCCCTTGGTGACGGCGAGAATATTGACGCAGGCGTCATAGAGGAGCTGGGCGAAGCCCTCGCCGAGCGCGTCGTTCTGGATGCGCTGCTTCTTGCGTCCCTTGCTCCGGTAGTCGACGTTGTAGGGCGGATCGGTGAACGTCATGTCGGCGAGCTCGCCGCCCATCGCTTTCTCGACATCGTCGAGCAGGGTGGCGTCGCCGCAGAGCAGCCGGTGCTCGCCGAGAATCCACAGATCGCCCGGCCGGGTGACCGGGTTCTCCGGCGTCTCCGGCACGGCATCGTCGTCGGCGCCGCCGTCGGCGGATTCGCTCTCCGGCTGCTGCAAGAACCGCTCGATCTCGTCGAGGTCGAAGCCGGTGAGGTCGAGGTCGAACTCGGCCTGCTGGAGTTCGGCCAGCTCCAGACGGAGTAAATCATCGTCCCATGCCGCCCAGCTCGCCGACCGGTTGGCGAGCAGGCGGAAGGCCTTGATCTGGGCGTCGCTCAGCTCGTCGGCGAGGACCACCGGGACAGTTTCGAGGCCGAGCCGCCGGGCCGCCTTGAGGCGCAAATGGCCGTCGACCACCGTCCCGTCGCTTCGCGCGATGATCGGGATGCGGAACCCGAACTCGGCGATGGCCGCGCACATGCGATCGACGACCTCGTCATTCCGGCGCGGGTTGCGCGCATACTCGATGAGCCGGCCGATCGGCCAGTTCTGCAGTACCAATTCAGACATGAAGGTTCGACCAGATTTCTCTGAGCTTCATCCAAGTCGCCAGTCGGTGCTCCTCGAGACTCGACCGGAGGACCAAGCGGGTGACGGTCAGGTCGTCGACGAGAGGTTCGAGATCGACGAATATTGTCTCGACCGCCTTGTGACACCGCTTGCAGACCGGGATCAGGTTGCCCTGTCCATTGTCGCGCGTAAGCCGATAGGGGGTGATGTGGTGGACGTCGAGCCGCCGCGTCGTGCCGCAAAGCACGCAGAACGGCGTCCGCCGTATCGCCTCGCGTCGAATGCTCGCCCAGCGCGATCCGCGTCCGTGGACCCGGTCGGTTCGGCAGAGATGGGCATGGTAGCAGCTCCGCGAGCAGAAGCGCCCGGCTGCATGCGTCTTTCCGCACAGCGCACTCTGGAGCAATTCGAACGTATGTCCGCAATACGCACACTGGCGGCGGACCCGCTTCGATTCGCGCCTGCACGTCTTGGTGCAATAGCGGCGAAAGCCGCTGGGGCTCGTGTGGAACGTCGATCCGCACCCCTCGCAAATACGCCGCGGTCGCGCCCTTCGGCGTGCTTCATTCCCTTTCGCGCCCTTCAGCCGCGAGCTACAGCGGTGGCACTGGACGGCCGCATTGTCGGAGCGGACGAATTCCGAGCGACCACAATCCACACAGACGCGCTGCCGTCGGCCGCGAGGACGCACACGCGGCGAATTCATCGCGAACCCGATCTTCCGACGTGGAGCTAAACGAACTCGGCGATCGAGCCGGCGATCTGCGCCATCTGCTCGTCGGAATGCGTCCGCGCATTGCGGGCATAGGGGATCAGCCGGTCAAGGGCCCGGCGTTCCACTGCCAGCTCGATTGTCTGCAACGCCGTCACAGGCCGCACATTCCCTCGCACTCGTTCTGGAACAGGTCGGGCTGGCCACGCTCGGCCGGCGTCGACAGGTCCACCTCGTCGAGCGGCACGCGCGAGGCGTGCATGAACTGCTGCTGGCGCATGCCGCGGAGCGTACCGCCGACGCGGATCAGCCGGTCGACCTCGACCGCATCGGCCCATTCGCCCGGTGCGGTATCCCGCATCTCCCGCCACAGCGCATCGCTGTGGTACGGGCAGCCGATGCAGGATGATTTCGGCGGCACGGAGTAGCCCTGGCGCTCCAGCCAGCGCTGGCAATCCCACCGGCTCAGGCGCTTCTCGATCAGCGGCCACCGGTTCGATTGCCAGGCGTGCCGCGCCGGCTTCATGCGGAAGACCTCGTCGGTCGAGATGGCGATCCAGACCTCCACCGTCACGCCGGCCGGCACCCGCCGGCCCTTCGGCACACCGAGCAGCTCGCGCATCTTCCGCGTGATCGGTTCCAGCTTGAACTCGCGTGTACATTGCCGCCGGCCCATGCCGCCGTCGCCGGTGAAGAACGGCACGGCCGCGAATCGTCCCTTCGTGCCGGTGGCCTTGCTGACGATCGCATCGCGCAGGCTGCCGGCGGTAACGCGGTGGACCGGGAACGGCAAGCCTGCCCCGGATCCGGATCCGGGGTTGCCCCTCTCCAGCCACGCGAGATGCCGGTAGACCGCGGCCGGCTCCCACTGGGTATCGGCGAAGATGGCACAGTCGGGCATGACGCCGAACTCGCCGTGCGCGGCCATCAGCGCGAGCGTCGTGGACTGCACGCCGGCGCCGAGCGAGAGTGCGCGCAGCGTCGGGCCGGCCAAGGTCATGACCAGGAGGTCTCCGATCCGGTTGTGGCAGAGGTGCCGGAGCCGGCGCAGGTCAGAGGCCGCGACGGACCAGCTTGTGGACCCATTGCCGGCTGACGCCGAGACGGCGGGCGACCTCCGCCTGCGAGAGTCCTTCGGCGAGCAGGCGTCGGACTTCCGCGCGCCGGTCGGCGACGCTCGGCCGTGGGTCGGCATCACGCGTACCGGTAGAATCGAATTCGGCGAGCCGTCTCTCGAGCTTCCCTATCCGCTCGCGAAGCGCTTCCACCTCGCGCCGCGGCGCGGGAAGCCGGACCGAGACCCAGGCCCACGCCCGGGAAAAGGTTGCGGCCAAGGCGACGACCATCATGTGTCCTCTTTGCTCCCGCCGGCGATCGCGGCGCATCGCGCCTCGACCATGCGCCAGCGCACTACGGCCGCGGTGTCGAAGCGGTACGCGTAGCCGGTCTCCCGGCTGGGGCGCGCCACGACCGGACAGCCCCGGCGCACCCAGCCATCGACGGTCGGCGGCGTCACGCCCATGATCCGGGCGAGCCGCCGGCGGCTCACGATCTCGCCTTCTGCCATCGGAATCGCTCGGGCCGCCGCGGGCACGCGGCGGATGTCAACTCACCTTACCGGTGCGGCGGCCCGAAAGCCGCGGATTGCCTGGGGTTTCGTGCCCGGCCGGGTAAAGTCGGCCGTCGCGCGGGCGGGCCGCACGAATGTCAACTTAACCTACCCCTGCAACAGCCCGAAAGCCGCAGGGAACCGCCGTTTCCGGCGGGCGCGGCGGTAAGCGGCCGCGTCCGGCGTTTGTCACCTTATCTTTCCAGCCGCCGCGCCGAAAACCGCGGAATTCTGCGGGGTCCGGACCGCCGGCAGGTAAAGCTGCCCGCGAAGGTGTCAACCAAGTTTGCGGCGCTGACGGTAGCGAACTCCCGCGCTCCGTCCCCCCGCATACGATCTGCGCCAGGAAGGACCCGTGAAATCAACGAGTTAACGAGCTTTCAAGACGTACCGTTATTCGGAACGTCCCGTTTGACAGGACGTCCCGTTTTACGTTACGCTCTGTGGTGATCAAGAGCTTTGCCGACAAACGCACAGCGGCGATCTTCGCCGGCTACGCCGTCCGCGACCTGCCGCAGCAGATCCAGCGGCGGGCTCGCGCCAAGCTGCTGGCGATCGATGCGGCCACACTGCTGGACGATCTGCGGGTACCGCCCGGCAATCGCCTGGAAGCATTGCACGGCGATCGGCAAGGTCAACACAGCATCCGCGTCAATGACCAGTGGCGGGTCTGTTTTGTCTGGCGCGACAACGAGGCGTGGGACGTCGAGATCGTCGACTACCACTGAGGAGTGATGACAATGACCATCAAGCGTGAGGATGTCGACAGGCGCATCGTCGATTTCTCGGACGTGACGTCGGGGCGTCGTCTGCCGCCGGTCCATCCCGGTGAAATCCTGCGTGACGAGTTCCTGACCCCGATGGGGATCAGCGCCTATGAACTCGCCAATGCGATCAAGGTGCCCCGCTCGCGGGCCAACGATATCGTGCTCGGGCGTCGTGCGATCACGACGGACACCGCCATGCGCCTCGCGCGCTACTTCGGCACGTCGCCGGAGTTCTGGATCAATCTGCAGGCCCGCTACGATCTCGATGTCGCCGACCGGGGTCTGCGTAAGCGCATCGAAAAGGAGGTTGAGCCGCGAGCTGCGTGACCTCCGCCCTTATATGAACCCATGTATTGCCGCGGTCGGTGCCGCTTTCCGGCTTCGAGCGTCGATCGGAAACGAACGCTCCCGGTCAGGCCGAGACCCGGATGAAGTTGCGGCGGTCGCTCAGCGCCGACGCGGCGATCGTTTTGCTCCGACCCCGATCATCCTCCTGGACCAGCCGGACGTACTCGATCCCGTCCGAACGCTGCCAGACGCGATCGACCACCCAGATCGTTCGCAACCGTGCGCCGAATGCGGTGATCCGTGCATCGCGATAACGCTGGCCGACCTCGATGCTCTGTTGCGTCCTCACTCGACTGACCTGCTTGCGCCCGTCCGCGTGGCAGAGCCACATATGATCCGCGAGCGGAGTCGGCACAACCTCCGAACAACCCTGACCAGGTTCACCACGGGGAGCAGGCGGCCGTGTCTTGCGGACCTGTCAATGCCGGGGATCGTCTCGTTTCGGCAAGCGGAGCAACTCGTCGATTGCATTCTTGATCCGCAGCCAGATGCGACGGCCATCCATGTCGCCATCGGCCATCAATTCGTCCGCCCGCATCGCGGCGTGGATCGGCGCCTCGTCCCCGTGCCGATCGACGAGCAGCCTGGCCGCCCGCCAGATGTCGATTTCCTCGGTCACCGCAGAGATTATAGCCGATCTTCTCCTGGTTCCGAACGAGCATCAGCGTCGGCGTCGAACGGCGTAATAGTGGGCGCCGAACACGATCGCCGCACCGATGTCGATCGGGGCCCAGGCGCCGCGGCTCAAATAAACGGGAACAAGCGGATTGAACAGGATCGCCATCAGACCGAGCCCGACCGTCCACGCGCCGATGCCGTGCGCTGAGGCGTAATGTTTCCAGGCGAGAAACGCTGCGGCGACGCAGACGACGAAGCGCAGCAACGTGTAATACCCATATGGCAACGGGGCGAGCGCGACGAGCAGCATCCCTGCCGGTACGATCCACACGGCGGCCGTGATCGAATCGAATCCGGACGCGCTCGACGGAATCTCCCGCACCATTCGGTCGTCTCCCCCTACGCTCACCGCCGCGACCGGCGCCAGCCTGCCGCCTTCGCCTCGTCCTCGGAGCAGAACCAGCGCTCGCCCTTCGACGTGTCGATCCGCGTCCGTTCGTAGAACCGGCCGCCCGGGACGTGATAGATGCGCTCGCCCTTCGAACTGATGTTCCCCTTGATGCGGCAGTCGCCGGGCTTGCTTGCGGTAGCCTCAAGACGCTGACCTCGCCGCCAGTCCCAAGGCGGCACGTTCGTGCCGCGCCAGACGCCCTTGCGTGCCGAGCGGGCCGCCTCTTCGCTGCCCACGTAGTTCGTGGAGTATTGGCGATACGCCAGCGCCCAGCCCTCGGCGACGAGCCAGGCATTGAGGTCCTCGTTGTCCGCACGGCACACCGCGACGATGCGGCCGTAGCGGTCACGGTCCTTCTCGGCACAGGCGACGGGCCGGCCGGCGATCTTGCTATCGAGCGCAAGGGCCGCCTGCTGCCCGCAGCGCCAGCGATTGTTGTCGGCGAGACAGAACTGTGCGCTCTCCGGCGCGTCGACGCCGAAGAGGCGGATGCGCTGGCCGTGAATCTCGATGGTGTCGCCGTCGATGACCGATGCGCGACCGGCGATGTCGGCGTGCGCCGCCGGCGCCAGGGCGGCGATCAGAACCAGAACCAGGGCTGCGAACGCACGGGCCATCATGTCATCCGAACGGACCTCCCCCGGCATTGCAACGCGCCGCAGGCGATCATCCCCCCGCGCGCGCCTCTCCCGAGGTTAGCGCTGAACATAGCCCAAATCCGGAGATTTGTTCGCCGGAAACCTGTTCGGAACGGCTTTCGCATGGCCTCGCTCACACCCGCGCGCGCCCGTGCCCGTTCGCCGCGCGACGCAGAGATTTTGCGAGAGCCCGCCGGCGCGACGCGCCGAAGGGCAATGTTTCGCCATTGAGCCGGGCGGCGATCACGCAGAGGACCGCGATCCAGCGTTCCCAGGCCGTGGTGCGGCCGACGCCGAGGCGCCAGCAGATCTCCTTCCACGGCGTGTTCGATGCGCGCTCCCAGACAAGTTTCGCGTCGTCCGCGTCGAGCCACGCGAGCCACTCCAGCGCCCGGTCCATCCGATCGATGGCCGCCGCCGATGGCGGACCCAGGCGCACGCGGGTCTCGCTCCAGCCGAAGGATTCCCAGTAGTCGCGGACGATCGGCGGCCAGCTGCTGAAATACCCCTGAACCCGCTTCTCAGGCAATCGGCGCAGGGTGTGAACCGCCTCGGCCATCCAGGACTCGACGATGTCGGGCGTCCATCGCGGCTCAGCCATGACGCGCTCCTCCGTTCCCGGGCGGGCCGTAAAGCTTGCGGCCGAGCTGGCGCACCAGCTCGCGCTCCGGCCAGGTGAGCCGATGGTCCTCGGCCGACACGACCAGGATGCCGTGTTGGCGCCAGCCGGTTCGCTTCTCGGCCTCGACGTCGATCGGGTTCGGCTGGTACCTGCCGAGATAGCTGCGGGGCTCAGACATCGCGCGTCACCTCCCGCAGGCAGGCGGCGTAACCGGCGATATCGGTCTGGCCGTCGAGATCGCCGGGATCGCGGGTAAGCCGCGCCATCTTGAGCTCGATCAGGCAGAGGGCGACCTGCGCCGGCGTCACCGTCGTGCCGAGCACCATCGACCAGCGCCGGGCGACCTGCGCGAACGACTCCGCGGCATCGCCGTATCGCGCGCGCCGGATCCGGAGAACGGCGGCGACGTGTCCGATGAACTGTTCGCCGTCCATCACACCCCTCCCCCGGTCTCGATGGCCCAGAGCAGGATGGCGATGGCATCGGCCTCGTTGTCGTCGGCCGGCCGATAACCGCGCGCACGCACGGCCGCGATCACCGCCGCCTTGTCGGCATTGCCCTTGCCGGCGATGAAGCGCTTGATGGTGCCGACCGGTACGCCCTGGTAGGCAATGTCGCGCTGCTCGCACCAGGCGGTGAGCGTCGCGAGGAAGCCGCCGTAGAGATGCGCGGCATCGGTCGCCGCGTGTCGCCGCACCTCCTCGAAATGCACAGCGCCCAGGCCGCCGCTGTCGCCGTGGAGCCGGTCGAGCCAGCTGCGGAAACGGAGGTAGCGCATGCCGCCACCGTCATAGCGGCTCGGCCGGAACGAGACCGTGCCGCTGTGGACGGCGCCGTCGGCGAGGCGCATGGCCCAGCCCGTGGCGGTGCCGAGGTCGAGGGCGAGCACGACGGGATGGGTCAGGTCGCGCCGCCGGGCGTAACCAGGCCGGGGTATGGGCGGGCTTGCATCGGACTGCGGTTGAGCGAGAGTGGTCATGGCTGTGGTGTCCTCCATCATCGGGTCATCGTGGTCGGGGTGGCGGCGGGGAACTTGCAGGGACGCCGCCGCCACCCGCTCTTGCGGGGCGGCGCGTCATCGGCCGTCGGGCATGTCCGCCTCCTCTGCCGGCAGGTAGACGCACAAGCTCGTCCCGCCCGGCACCCACCAGCTCGGAAAATCGTTCGGGAAGACCGCCCGCAGACGGTTCCGCGGCGCCCACAGTGCGATCTCGGTGCGCATCGCCGGCGACGGGCCGTAGAGGTGGGCGGCAAGCCCCGCCGCGCGGCGGTCGGAGGTGCGGAAGAAGTACGGGTGGTCGATCAGGGATACAGGCCAGCTCCCGAGGCGGCGCCCGTGGCCGTCATACAAGCCGCGCCGGGCCAGCACCGCGGGCGCGAAGTCCGCCCTGCTGTGTCTCCACCCGTGCCGCTCGCCGAACAGCTGCGCGAGCCGGCGGCGGAGCGCCGTGATCTCGATGCCGAGCTCGATCCTGGCGCCGCGGCGGGTCTCTCCGACGATCGCCGCGAGCGCGCGTTCGAGTCGTTCGGCGTGCTGCCAGGGGGTGCCGGAGAGTGCGCGGACGCGACGGAGCACGTCCGCTTCGGTGACGACGGTCATGTCGGTCTCCTGTGCTCGGGAACGGGATGATCTGCGGGATTGGGGAAACGAGCCGCTGCAACGACCGGGCTCGCCGGTGGCCACACTGGCCACATGACCCCCGGGAAGGGCAGTGGCCACAGTGGCCACATCGGGAATTCATGTGGCCACTGATAAGCCATTGAAAACAAAGGCGAGTGGCCACAGTTGCCACAGTTTCCACTTCCAGAGAATAGAATTGACGCGCGACCCCCCGGCAATTTCTCCAAGGGGCGTTCAGTCGGGGTCTCCCTATATCTGTCCTCCGGCTGTGGCCACTGTGGAAACTGTGGCAACTGCCCTTGTTCATCAATGCGTTAGCAGTGGCCACAGCGAATTCGCGTGTGGCAACTGTGGCCACTAAAACGCCGCCGTGGGCCGCCCGCGCGCGCGGAGTAGCCACAGTTGCCACACTGGCCACATCACCGGGTGCAGCGGTAGTGGCCACAGGTGCCACAGTGGCCACATCGCCAATGCAAGACGGCCTGCGCGGCGTCATGCGCCGTCCTCCGGCATTCCGTCGTCGGCCCAGGCCGAACGCCGACCGAACTCGGAGCGCTTGAGGGCGTAGGCATCGATGCGGCCGATCTTCGGCACCCACCGCACGGTGGCGCGGCGCTGATCCTGGCGCGCGGCGATCAGATCCCGGTCGGTGAGCGCCTTGACGATCTGCTGGCTCTTCAGCGTTTCGCCGGCCGCCTCGCGCAGACGCTGGACGGGTACGTAGATGGCCCCCTGGTCGTACCAGGCGACCGCTTCGCGGTTGTTGAGCCGATGCCGATCGAGCCCTTCGGCGGCCGCATCGACGCTCTTGATGGTTACGTCCCAGCGTTCCGCGATCCACGCGCGCAGGCTCGCGATCGCCTGCTCGTCGGGACTGAGCGCCTCGGCGTCGGAGGATTTTTCGAAGCGTTCCCACGCCCAGCGCACCGGGGTTTCGATGTCGATCGACCATGGCAAGAGATCGAAGTCCTGGGCGAGCTTGCCGGCGACGAGCGGGAGTGCGAGACAGGTTGCGGCGCGCAGGCGGGCCGAGTCGGGACGGTCGCCGGCGAGCGTGCGCGCCTGGTCGAGGATGCGGTCGCGCAGCGCGTCGGGCGCATGGTGCAGTTTCGCCGCGACCAGCCGCTCGACGAAGGCAGGACCGGCATGACCGCAGTGGTTCTCGACGTCGGCGACCGCCTTGAGGGTCGCCGCCGGGACCGAGCGGTCCACGTCGGTCACGTCGACGTCGAGGATGCGTACCGCCATGCCGGCGATCCAGGCGGCGCCGTCGGCGCGCACCTTCTCCTCGAGCGAGCACTCGCTGGAGAGCAGCGCATAGGTCGACCAGGCATAGCGCTGCTTGAGGATGGCGCCGGCCGTCATGCGTGCCTTTCCCTGGCCGCCGGCGATGGCGTAGATGAGCCTGGCGATGGCGCGTCCGTCGGCATGGGCCAGCTCGTCGAGTGCCAGCACGGTGCCGCTCGCGGCCTGGGCAAAGACCTCGATGGCGTTCTCGGTCGAGCGCATGGATTGCAGCAGCCCCGCCCCGATGGCGGTCGAGGTCCAGGCGGAGACGGCGAGGCGCTGGGCGGTGGTCTTGCCGCTCGACGAGAGGCCGGAGAGGTTCAGGCCGCAGCTGTCGAGACCGGCGAGCGACTGCACGACGCCGGAGAAGCCGGCGAGCACGCCGAGCACGAAGTGGGGGCAGCCCTTCACGGTTGCCGCAGCGGCGCCGGCGGCCTTCCAGCCGTCGAGATTGCCGCGTACGGTGTCGTAGCGGGCGTTGGTCGTGAGCTCCAGCGTGGGCGCCGGCGGATCGCCGATGGCCCGGCCGGCCGGCGTGACGAACACGGGGCGGTCGCAGTCGTCGAGCCGATGCCAGCCAGGCCGGCTGACGACGAGGATTTCCTCGCGCGGATCGGCCGCCTTGAGGACTGCCAGCGCCACCTGATCGCCATCGCCGTAGGTGAGGAGGCCTGCGGCGAAGAGAGCGGAACGGATGTCCTGCGCGCCCTGGCGGGCGAGGCCGGCGCGCGGGAAGTCGACGGCGCGCGGCTCGCCTTCCATGTCGCGGACGAGCATGCGGAGCCCATAGGCGCCATCGTGGTCAAGGTAACGCAGCCGTGCCGGGACGCCGAACGGGCTCGCGACCGCGCGCCAGACGGTGTGGCCGTTCTTGTCCCGGCCGGCGTTGCGGTGGACGAGGACGTCGCCCTTGCGCGTGCGAAAGTAGCGCAGTTCGATCCCCTCGACGGCGGGCAACGGATAGGTGGCGGCGGTGCGGGCGACCTCGTCGGGCTCGGGTGCCGTAGCGCCGACCACGGGTTCCAGTTCGAGCTGTGCGGCGCCGTCTTCGGCGGCAGGCACGGTGCCGTCTTCGCCCCAGGCCACGGCGGCATCGATGGCGGCTTTGACGGCCTCCGGGCCCTTGTGCAGGAAGAGATCGTTGAAGTCGTCGCCGGCGTCGGGCGGCGCGGCCAGCCACACGCGCCGGCCTTCGGCGCACAGCCGTTCCGCCGCCCGGCGCGCCGCGGCGAGTCCTGCGCCGCTCGCATCGTGGTCGGCGAGAAGGACGACGGTCGTGGCCTCCGGCGGCAACGCCGCCTGCTCCATGTTGCCGGCCGAGAGCGCGGCCCAGACCGGCAGCTCGGGGCAGGCCGTCATCACGGCGAGCGCGGTCTCGATCCCTTCCGCGAGGCCGAGCACGCCGTTCTCGCCGATCGGCGCGAGGCGCACCGTACCGCCGCCGACCTGCCCCAGCATCTTGCGCGGCGTCGGCACGTCGGCCTTGGCGGGTGCGTCGGGGGCGAGCCAGGTGCGATGGATCGCGTCCGATTCTCCGGCCGCGTTGCGCACGACGGCGACCATGGCGGGATATCCCGTCCGCGTGTCCCAACAGGTGAGGTCGGGATGGAACAGAAGATCGGGTGTCTCGGGCACGGCGAGGCCGCGCGCCTTCAGGTAATCCGCCGCAGGCGTACCGGCGAGCGGGGCGCAGCGGGACAGGATGAACGCGATCTCGCGGCGGGTCTGGTCCGCCTTCGCTTCAGCTGATTGCGGATGGGATGTTGCGTGGGTGCTCACGGGCAGACAGCGCACGATCTCGGCCGCATGCTCGATCAGCGCGCGGCCCCTGAGCCCGGACCCGTGCGCCAGCGTATCAAGGACGCCACCGCCTTCGTTGCCGTCGAACTCGATCCAGTCGCCCGCCCGCTCGCCCTTGAGCGCGATGACGCAGGAGCCCGTCTTGCGGGGCGCGTCGCCGCGGATGTTGGCGAGCCGCCACTCGTCGCCGAGCCGGCGGCCGTTCGGGAAGTACCGCGGCACCCAGTGCCCGGCGGTCTCCCGCAGGCGGCGCACGATCTCGTCAAGGTCGTAGCGCTCGTGCCCCGAACCGAGCGGACGGACGTCGTTCAGATCAATCAAGGATCACCAGCCCCCGCTCGGCGCGGGTGATGGCGGTATAGAGCCAGCGGGCGCGGTCCTCGACCGTGCGGCCGAGTCCATCGTCGAACACAATGACGTTGGGCCAGGAGCTTCCCTGGGATTTATGGCAGGTGATCGCCCAGCCCCAGACCGCCTCGATCAGCCCCTTCCTGATCCAGTGGTCGCGCCGGTCGCGTTCGCGGTCGAGCACGACATGGTCGTCGAAATGGCCCTTGTAGAGGCGATGGCGCTGCGGCTTCTCCGCTGTCCCGCCGACGACGTCGCCGTCCTCGGTGCGCACCGTCGCCGAGAAGCTGTGCGCGTCCTCGTCGCGGATGTCGCCGAGCTCGAGGAACATGCCGTTGACGATACCGAGGTCGTTGCGGTTCTTGAGGCAGATGATCTTCTCAGGGCTGCCGTCCCGGACCTCGCCCGTGGGATAGACGCCGGCGAACCCGGCGGCGCGCTTCATGGCGACGTTGAGCTGGATGCGGGTCGCGTTGCGCCCGCAGATCACCTGGCCACCGCGGAGCATCTGCTCAGGCCCTACGTCGGTCCGCCGCATCTTCCAGACGAACGCGTCGTGCTCGCCGTAGGGAATGGGCTGGCCCTGACGCGCCATGGTGGCAAGCCGGATGATGGCGCTCTCGCCGGCCTGGCGGTGGATCTCGGTCAGCATCACATCGGGCACCGTGTCGGTGAACGCGCCCTCGCCCTTGATCGGCGGCAGCTGGCCGGGGTCGCCCAGCACCAGAATCGGCTTGCCGAAGGCGAGGAGATCGCGCGCCATCTCGTCGCCGACCATGGAGACCTCGTCGAGGACGATCAGCTTGGCGTCGCGCACGGCGGACTGTTCGTTGAGCACGAACCGCGGCTTGTGGATGTCGGCGAGACGAAGCTCGAGCGAGCGCAGGCGCGATTCCTCCAGCAGCCGCTCCGCCGGCTGCAGCTGCGGCAGATTGGCCTTGATCCCGGCGATGTCCTCCTTGACCTTCTCGATCTCGGCCGGGGTCGCCTCGGAGACGCGGTAGATCAGGCTGTGGATCGTAGAGGCCGGCGTGCCCTTGCGGGTCATCACCAACGCCGCCTTCCCGGTAAACGCGGCATAGAGCACGCCATTCGGACCGTCTTCGAGCCCGAGCTCGGCGATGGCGTGGCGGGTGATGGTGGTTTTTCCGCTTCCGGCATAGCCAAACACCCGGAACACCTGCCGGGCGCCGGTCCGGTGGACGAACCAGTCCTTGATCCCGGCGATGGCCTTCGCCTGCAGATCGGAGGGAGTGAACGCGCCGCTCATGCGTCCGGCCCCCAGCAGCGCCGGGCGTATTCGCACATGCGGCAGAGATAGAAGTCCGGGGCCTCAGCGATGCGGGGGAGCAACTCGCCGAGTTCCGCGGCGCGCAGCACCTGTACCGCCTTGTCCGAAAGCGCCTGCGCCGCGGCGGGATGATAAGGCACCACCTCGTGGTAGAGCGCCTGGGTGTCCTTGTTCATCGCCGTGAACAGGGCGACCCGCAGCTCCATGTACGCCATGTAGAGCTGGACCTGGCCGTAGTAGACCGGCTTCGAATCGCGCAAGCCCCGCTTCACGAGGTCGGTCCACGACGCGCTTTTCAGCGCCTTGTGCTCCCAGAGGGCGGGCCATTCGACGCCGATATCGGGGCCGGCGACGATCGCGCCGTCGATGTGCCCGCGCAGCCGGCCTCCGGCGACGCTGAACCCGAACTGCCGGCCGTCGCGGCCCGCCGTGCGCAGGTCGAAGCCGGCCGCGCGCAGCCATTTGATGGTAAGCGCCTCGAACTGGTGGCCGGCCTCAAACACGCGGAGAATGGTGCCGTCGAATTCCTTCCCGTCATCCTTCGGCGCATGGGTGACCTCGTACACGAGCTTCCGGGCGCAGGGCTCGCCAACGCGGCTGCCGCCGAGATACTCGCGTGGCGGCTGCGCACGATCGGTCGCGACCAGGGCCCGGTCGATCAGCGCATTGACGCGCAAGCCCGTCGCGCTGACGGCCGATGCCGGGCAGTAGACGAAGCCCGAGCCGCTATTGAGGTCGACGGCAAGATCCATCGGCGCGCGCCTCAGAACGGCAGATCGTCGTTGAGCGCCTGGCGCTGCATCGAGCCCTGGAACCCGTCGACGCAGGCCTCGATGATGCGGTCGATGTCGTCCGCGCTGCGGTCGAAGAAGGGCTCCATGAGCCCGAGCTCGGCGAGGGTCTCGGCGAGGTTGCGCCGCGCGTCCCTGATTGCCTGCTTCTCGAGGTCGGTCTTGTCGATCATCCCGTTGTTCCGGTTGGCGAGCGCCGCCCCGGCATCGAGGCAGCGCATCGAGCAGAAGCTGTAGGTCGGGTAGACATCGGGGCGGAGCCGATGGACGTAGCCGAACCCGCGGGCCTCCCGCCTGCAGATCGCGCAACACGTCACATCAGCAGGAGATGGCGCAGTTCGTCGGCGTCCTGCCGCTCCCGGATCCGCTCCGAGGCCAGGACGATGAAGCGGCCGATGGCTGTGTCCGCGAGCGCCTCGAGGTCGGCCAGGGTCAGCGATCGGATGGGCCGGTGGAGCCCGCCTCTTGCCTCCAGCCATGCCCCGGCCGCCTTCGCCGCCTCTGTCGTCACGAACGCCTGCCACTCGTCGTCGGTCACCGCCTCCTCACCCGTTGAGCCACGCCGGGCCGGCGGGGTTCGCGTGCTGCGCCGCCGACGGCGGTGCCGCCGCTGTCGCGGGCTGGACGGCGGGGCGCTGCCACGCGGGTGCGCCGGCGGCCGGCGCGGGCTGGGCCTTCGGCTGCTGCCAGGCGGGCGATTGGGATGCCGCCGGCGCCTGCGCCGCGGCGCCGCGCGACCGGCTCGGGCTCGGCGGCACGTCCTTGCCGTCCATCACCAGACGCCACTCCTTCTCGTTCGGCAGCACCGGCCGGTCGAGCTTGTTGTGGTCGGGGTAGCGCGGGTCCTTGCTGGGTTCGACCGTGATCTTGGCGACGAAGACGATGCCGTTGAGATCGGCGAGGCCGCGGAGCCGGCGCTTCGCCTGCGCGGCGTCGCTCTTGTCCTCGGGGTCGAGCCCGAGGGCGCTGTCGACCATGCCGCGGAACGTGCGCTTCGAGATGTTCCAGCCGATCGAGGCGCCCTTCTCGTCGACCTTGCCGCCGGCGACCGTGAACAGCTGCCAGAACTTGCGCCGGGCGTGCGGGCCATCGAGCACCGTGAACTCGGTATCGAGCGACAGCACGTCGCTCCCCGGGCTGGTCGAGGCCTTCAGGAGCCCCCGATCGATCTCGGTCTGGCCGTCGACGCCGCCCGGCTTGATCGCCATGGCCACCTTCACGAAGGCGCCGTCGGGGATGAGATCGCCGCTGCGCTGCGGCTCCACGTCGTTGAGGTCGTACATCGGGAATCTCCTGTGTGCGGAACGGATGGATGACTGGGAATCACGCCGCCGGGGCGAGGCCGCTCGCCTTGGCGAGCAGGGCGCCGAGATCGGGCGGCTCGATCAGATCGAGCCGGCCGGACCGGTCCTTGGCCGGCAGGCCGAAGGGGTTGCCGGCGCGGCAGACGAGGGCGCGGATATCTCCCGTTGCCGGCGCGTGGCGAAGTCCGACGGCGGCACCGGGATCGCCGCCCGGCCCGGCGACGGGTCCCGGGTCCGGCTCGAACAGGCTCATGGAGATCACCTGGTCGACGATGCCGGGGAGCTCGCGGCCGGCCTTGCCGCCTTCCATCTGCGGCTGCCAGGTCTCGCGGTTGAACTTGTCGACCACGCGTTCGAGGATGCCGACGAAGATCACGGTCTTCGCGTGCGCGTGCTGCAGATGCTTGAGGAGTGCGATCACCTCGCGGGCAAGAAGACCATAGGCGCCCCGGATGTCGGGCTTGCCGGTGTTCTCCGAGACGGCCTCCGGCCGGGTCTTGGCCCAGGCCATCGCCTGGCGGGTGAGGTCGGTGATCGAGTCGACGAACACGATTCGCTTCCCCACGACGAGTCGGACGAGATCGGGGTAGGTGCTGCAGACGTGCCGGTAGTGGCCCTCCGAGAAGAACCCATTCGCATCGGCCGCCGGATCGACACCGCCGATGGCGCAGGCGACGTCGACGGCGTCTGGGAAGGTGCGGATCGGTATGCTATCGCCGCGCCAGTCCTGCACCGACTTGAGCCCGGCCTCGAGATCGAGGCAGAGGGTCTCCTCGACCGGCAGGGTCTTGAGCAGCGAGGTCTTGCCGACCCCGCTCGGGCCGAACAGCGCGATGGTGGTCTTTCCTTTCGCCTCGGCGAGGCGCTCGTCAGCCGTGACGATGCGGAGCGCCATTGGACACCTCCTCGAATCTGCCGATTGCTATCGCCTGGCACGGGGCCCGGCGCTTTGCCTTGATCGCGACATAGCTGTAGTCGCACTCGCCATGGCGCTCCTGGACGAGCAGCACCCAGCCGGTCCCGGCGAGCGCCAGGAGGCGGTCCGCGAGGGCGACGAGCTCGCGCCGCCGGTGCTCGGGGAACGGGCTGAACCCCCGATGCCGATCGAGCAGCAGGAAGCCGCGGTGATACTCGATCCGGGATCCGGGTTCGGCGTTCTCCAGCCAGGCGAGCAGCGCGCCCTTGCCGATCGCGAGCGTGCGCGGCGGCGGGGCAAGATCGCGGGGTTCCGCGAGGGCAGGGGCGTCGATGAGGGTCATGCCACGCGCTCCCTCGCATCTGAGCCGGTCTGCGCCGGCGCGCCGCTCGCCGCCAGGCGCAGCCGCTCCCGCTCGTAGCGTTCGATGTCCTCGATCCGGTACGCCACCCGTCCGCCGATCTTGAGGTAGGGCGGGCCTTCGCCGATCCACCGCCAGCGTTCGAGGGTCCGGTGCGAGATTCCCCAGCGGTCGGCGAGTTCGCTCTGGTTCAGGTGTCTGACGGGCGTCGGTCGGGTCATGGGTCAGGAAACTCCCTGATGGGCATCGCGGCCGGCTTCCGCGCCTTCCGGCGCTCGGCCGCGTCGCTCTCGCGGATGAAGGCGAGCACCCGGTCGACGGTCGCGAGCTTCGGCGACCGGCCGCGCCTGAGGCTGAGGACGAAGGAAGGGTCGCCGGCCGCGAGCCTGCCGAACTCGGTCGGCTTGGTGCCGGTGCGCGCGAGGAACTCCTCGACCGCATCGCGGAACTGTTCGGAGAGGGTCTTCATGATAGGAGCATTCAAATCTCAAGCCTCCTATTGCGTCAATTGGAAAAAGTTGTTAATCTCCTATTTCCTATCCACAGGAGGAGGCCATGGACCTCGACCCCGTCCGCATCAAGGTCCTGAAGCTGATCGAAAAGCGCGGGACCGATCTCAAGCACGCCTCGATCGCCATGGGGCGCAATCAGGCGTACCTGCACCAGTTCATCTACCGGGGAACGCCCAAGGTGCTCTCGGAGGACGACCGGGCGGCGCTCGCCCGGCATCTCGGCTGCGATGAGGACGAGTTGCGCCACAGGAAGCGGCCGGAGCGAAAGCCGCGGGCGAGACCCGAGCCCCGGCCAGTGGCGAGCACCGGCGGTAGCGGCCTACCGGAAGGTATCGTCGCCGTCCCCGAGATCGATGTCCGCGCCGCGGCCGGCGCCGGCGCGATTCATGAGGGGTTCGAGGAGACGAAGGAGGTCTGGCACTTCCCCGAGACGGTGATCCGGCACGAGCTCCGTGCCAAGCCGGACGACCTTCGCATGATCACGATCCATGGCGACTCGATGGAACCGCTGCTGTCGAGCGGGGACCGCATCATGCTCGACACCAGCCAGCGCGTGCCGGTGCCGCCGGGGATATTCGTGATCTGGGACGGGATGGGCCTGGTCGCCAAGCGGGTCGAGCACGTGCCGCACTCCGATCCGCCCAAGGTAGTGATCAAGTCGGTCAATCCCGAGTACGAAACCTACGAGCGCGATGCCGAGGAAGTGCACGTGGTCGGCCGCGTGGTCTGGGCGGCGCGGCGGCTATGATCATCAAACCGGATCAGAATGGAAAAGCGACCATGTCCCACGCCATCATCCGCGGAAATAACGGGCGCCGTCACGAGGTGGATTTTGGCGATTCGCCTGTGCGCATCGAGGTGCATGCCAGCGACGAGACCGTCGAGATATTCGTCGAAGCGGACTTCGATACATTGCCCGAGCACCGCAGACGCTTCGTCCTCCTCAACGTGCCGCGCCATCAGCTCAGCCAGGCCATGGGTACGGCGGCAGCGCGCGCGAGGAGGCCGTGATGAAGCGGCCGGTCCCCGACGCTGCTGTGGTGTGGTTCGCCAAATGGACCGGTACAGGAGCCGGGATTGCCGGCGCCGTCCTGATCGCGCTCAATCTCGGCGGCGTCGTCTACGGCTTCGGCCTGTTTCTCGTCTCGTCTCTTCTCTGGACGACGGTTGGCTGGGCGCAGCACGAGCCAAGCCTCGTGGTTCTGCAAGGGGCGTTCACGGCGATCAACTTGCTCGGCATCTACCGGTGGGCGGTGGTATAGGACAGAGACCCTCAAGCTCGGAATGCCGGCGTCGGCCGCGATGTGGGGTTCGAGCGCCGGCTCACGAGTGGTCGATCAACTGGGCGCATGATTGATGTACCTTCCCGGCATGGGAAGATCGTTCCTCGCGAACGCGATCGCCATCGGAACCCTTGCGCTCGGCCTCACCGTCTCGCCGACCGCGCCGTTGCCGGCCCTCGCCCACAGCGGCGGCCTCGATTCGCTGGGCTGCCACCACGACCGCAAGGCGGACGGCTACCACTGCCACCGTGGCGCGCTCGCCGGCTGGAGCTTCGGGAGCAAGGCCAAGGCGCAACGGGCCCTCCAAGGGCCTCCGCCAGCCACCCCGTCCGCCCCCGCAACGAGCCCAAGCCAGCCGTCTCCCGCTGCGACGGCCGCCCCGGTGCCCTACAGCCGGGACCTCTACCGCCACTGGGTCGATGCTGACAGCGACTGCCAGGATACATGCCAGGAGGTCCTGATCGTGGCGAGCCGGGTGCCCGTGCAGATCGATCCGTCCGGTTGCCGCGTCCTGTCGGGCCGGTGGTTCGATTCCTATACCGGCGAAACCGTCACCAACCCCAGACAGCTCGACATCGATCATCTGGTGCCGCTCGCCGAGGCCCACCGCAGCGGCGCCGATCGCTGGGACGCCGCGCGGCGCCAGGCCTATGCCAACGATCTCGATCATCCCGACACACTGATCGCCGTGTCGGCCGGTGCCAATCGCTCCAAGGGAGACAAGGACCCCGCGCGGTGGATGCCGCCCAACGCGGCCTATCACTGCGACTACATCGCGGCGTGGATCGCCGTGAAGGTCCGGTGGGGCCTCGGGATGGACGGCGAGAAACTGCGCGCTGTCGCGGCGGTGAGGATCCGGTGCGCAAGATGA